GCCTGTGGTCTGGCCGTCAATGTACGTGCGGAATGTAGAGGGAGTGAGCGTCAGGTTCAGCACGGCGTTGTCAATGCGGGAGAAGTTGCAAGAGCCAGAAGGCTGCAGGTCCTCGGGCTTCAGGGCGAAGGAGTACACGTTGATACCCTGCGCAGGGGAGGCAGAGTGGTGCTGGTAGGGCTGCACGGAGTTGAAGTACTTGCCCTCACGCTCCACAAACCGATCATGGCCGTTGAGCTGGATCTTGGCCACAGCCACGGGGTTGCCGAGGTTGGCGTTAGAGTAGCGCCAAGGGGCGTTGGTCTGGGAGTTGCAGTCAAAGTAGCTGGGGTTCTGCACAACCCAGATGAGCTCCTTCACGGGGTGGTTGAAGGACATCTGGATCTTGTTGGAGGTGGAGGTCACGGACTCCTCACCGGTGAACTGCAGCTGCTCGATCAGGTACTCGTGGGCCACCTGGGCGAAGCGGCGGCGCTCCTCAGTGTCCAGGTAGATGTAGTCCACGAACAGAGAGCAGGCGACCAGGCCGTTGCGGTTCAGGAAGTTCACATACGTGCTGCTGGTGTTGCACAGGTACTTGAGCTCGTTGAACTCGATGTTGATCTTCACCTCGTGGTACTGGAGGGCGATCAGGGGGAGGGCCAGGCCGGTGTGGCGATTGAACCAGAACTCCAGAGGGATGTACAGGGTCTGCTCAGGAATGCAGCTGTCAAATGCATTACCATTATAGATAGCATTATTAGAAGCACTGAAGCCAGCCACACCAGACTTGAAGAAGCAGTCATCACCGCTAGAGGCCAGGGTGGGGTTCACGCAGGCCAGGGCCTCGGCCACACTCAGGGTAGGCTCCGTGGTGCAGGTGTTGCAGTTAGAGATATCAACCTGCTGGATGTTAACACCACCATAGCCGTTCACCATGTCCAGGTACTCGCGGCCCTTGCCGGCGGGCAGGGTCAGCTCATTCCAGATGTGGAGCCAGTCACCATAGTGCTTATCGATGCGCTGGCCACCGATCTCAACCTCAACGGACTTGATCAAGAACTGACCTACGTAAGGGACCCAGGAGAAGTCGCCGGCGCCGTTGGAAGACATATCGGCGAGGTTGATCTGGGGGAGAGTGGCCTGCAGGTAGACCTTGTGGATCAGATCACCGTTGCGGGAGATCGTGCAGGTCACGCGCTTGCCGAAGTTGGCCACACCGTTGAAGGTCTGCTCAACAGCCTCCATCGCGAAGTTGGAGTGGCGGCGGTAGAGCTGCTTGAAGAAGGTTACCTGGGGATTGGCCGTCAGGTACACGTCCTGGGCGCCGTAGGCTACGAGCTGCATGAGGCCACCGGAGGTCATTGCTTATACTCCTGCTTTTGAAAATTTTTCGGCGGAACCGGGGATTTTTTAAATGCTTAATATCTGGACTGTGCACCGTGAGAACCCGGTCCAGAGATATAATTTGCCGAAATATTTGTATTATTGTGACGGGTAAATATCGTAATACCCCCTGATTAATTTGAATATGCGAGGCCACCCATGCCTCCGACAATCCGCAAAATATTATAGTTGAGAGCGTAAATACGGACACGTGCTGTATTACGATTTGCTGTTGTATTGGCGGTTAGCAGAAGTGACAGCTGGGCCTGGTCAATACGGGAGAAATTGCAAGACCCGCTGGGCTGGTGATCCTCTGGATGCAAGCAGAATGAATACGTATTGATGCCAGTGGCAGGGATATTGCTGTGATGCTGCCATGGCTGCACCAGGTTGTAATACCGTCCTTCACGATCTGACATACGGTCCTGCCCGTTCAGAATAATGCGTGCCTGTGCGGTGGGGTTGCAGCCGGCGAGGCCTACTACGGTTCCTACAGAATAGCCCGAATCAAGCACGGCCTGATCCCAGTAGTCTGTATAGTTGAATGGCTGTGGGCCCTTCCAGGGATCTATAACAGAATGATCGTAAGATACGAAGGAGTCCCGCTGCACAACCCAGATAATCTCCTTCACAGGGTGATTGAACGACATCTTGATCTTGTTACTGGACCCGGTGACTGTCTCTTCGCCGGTGAACTGGAGCTGCTCAATCAGGTATTCGTGGGCCACCTGTGCAAACCGACGACGCTCCTCCGTATCTAGGAAGACGTAGTCTACATACAATGATGCGCTAACCAGGCCCGCATTATTAACGGCCTTCACGATATCCGAATTATTAGACCAGCAGAGATTACGGATATCATTGATCTCCACATTAACACGCACCTCATGATACTGCAGTGCAATCAGTGGCAAGGAGAGACCGGAGTGACGAGTGTACCAGAACTGTAGGGGGATATAGAGAGTGTATTCGGGGGTGCAACTGCGGGTCTCTTCTGATGTATGTGGTGCCCCCTCATCTCCGCATCCGGTTGCACAGCCTCCACTGGCCCCCACCTTAGATATTACATTTACGAGCTCTGGTACATTGCCCACCATCTCCGCATAGCCCATCTGTTTCCCCGCAGGGCACGTCAGTTCATTCCAGATATGAAGCCAGTCGCCATAGTGCTTGTCAACACGCTGTCCACCAATCTCAATTTCCACATTATTTATCAACAAGTGTCCAACATAGTTCAGCCAACGAAATTGATCTCCTGATGAATCACTGATGACATTCAGATCAACTGCAGGCAGGGTTGCCTGGAGATACATGCGGTGAATCAGATCACCATTACGTCCGATTGTGGCGGACACTTTGTAACCAAAAGAGGCGGCACCATTAAACGGCTGTTCCACTGCTTCCATGGCAAAATTAGAGTGGCGTTTGTAGAGCTGTTTGAAGAACGTGATCTGTGGGTTAGCAGTCAAGTAGACATCCTGTGCACCATATGCAACGAGCTGCATCATACCACCCGTCATTCCTCTAGAACTCCGTGTGATTTTCGGGCTGTAGTATAACCGGGGACAAGGCTGATTTAAAGAGTATCACAGCCTTACAGAACAGCCTATGTCAATCCGTGATGTTCTTGTAAGTGACATTATCCCTGACAAGAAATCCTCTTCCAAGACCGCTGGATCACGGGTAACAACACTAGAAGCACATCATCAGCAGAAAATGCGGGAGTTTGTAGAAGAGGGGGATACAATTGAGGACTTGCGTGCTATGCTAGATATAGTGGAGGGTAAAATTGATGATCTGCCTGAATCTGCCGCATTTAGCGATGAGTGGCGCCAGTTATCTGACCAGGCAGATGATATACGGCGACGTATTCAGGGTATTGAATCCGATAGCAAGCGACTTGACTATTTCTTGGATGTTGGCGATATGCTATTTCAGTATTATGATGCACAGGATTCTCTGGCGAATGGTTCTGCTGTACCGATATCGGCCAATAGTATGCGTATGCCGGCCAATTCGGTGTTGTCCTATTTCGCCACGACGGATGCCCCAAGTCCAAAATCCCCTGCGAAACAGCAACAGATAGCGCGTGCAGGTGATTTTGATTCATCAGAAGGGTTGAACCGTGACAAGATGTTGGAGAAGTATCTGGCAATTGTGGAACCAGGGGCTATTAAGAGTGGTATCATGCCGGGTTCAGGTATTGAACCTGGATGGGGCTGTTGTACAACATGCAATGTGGAAATGACATTTTATCAGAATGAGGCGATGCTGGGTTGTCCCCGTTGTGGGCACGAGGAGTTTATCCTGATTGATTCGGAGAAGCCGTCGTATAAGGATCCTCCCCGTGAAATCACGTATTTTGCATACAAGAAGATCAACCACTTCAATGAATGGCTGGCACAGTTCCAGGCCAAGGAAAACACGGATATTCCCCAGGATGTGATTGAGTCGGTAATGAAGGAGCTCCGGAAGGAGCGCATCTATGATCCAAAGAAGGTGAAGAAAGAGAAGATCCGTGAGATTCTGCAGAAACTCAAGTTCTCCAAGATGTACGATCACGTGCAGCAGATCAAGAATAGGATCCAGCACCAGATGACGAACCTGACCCTGTCAAAAGAGATGGAGGAGAAGCTCCAGCATATGTTCAAGGAGATCCAGCCCTCTTTCATCAAATATTGTCCCCAGAATCGCTCCAACTTCTTGTCTTACCCGTATGTGCTCTACAAGCTCTGTCAGCTGTTGGAGATGGACGAGTTCCTCCCTTGTTTCCAGTTGCTGAAGTCACGTGAGAAGCTCTATATGGCAGATCAGACATGGCAGAAGATCTGTAGGGATATGCAGTGGCAGTTTATTCGTAGTATCTGAGGGAGGGTCCTGCGTTCAGGATCTAAGGAGAACCTCTCTGGATAGAGTGAAGGTGACGCTGGGTCAGCCTCTGGTCCTTTAGCTCAGCTGGTTTAGAGCATGGTGCTTATAGACTCGTATCTATGTTTCGTGACGCCAAGGCCGCGGGTTCGATCCCCGCAAGGACCACTCTCAACTATTTTGATGATGATGCACATCATGAAAATAGTAAACTAAAGGTGACAACCGGGCCCTACTTGGTACAGGCACCAATACGATGTACAACTATCGCGTTACTCTCCATATTACGTATCGCCACACATATGAGGCAGATCCATATGAGGAAGAGGGGCCGGTGCCATGCGGGCGTAAAGGCTGCCAATGTTCTGGCGATGAAGAGATCGCTCTGACTGCGAATGAAGTGGATCAGTTTATGCAGGAGGTACTATATAGTGAAACCAGTCGCTTCTACTGGTACATCGTGATGGTGCTCCCATATGATAAAACACACACCGTTTCATATGAGCCTGGAGGGAAACTAACATTCACAGTCACTACTAATTCAGAACTATGTGAGCTTGAAGAGAAACTCGCAAACTTCCGTGAAGTGTTTTACGATAGCGGACCTGGGAGTGAAGCGGTTGTACCGACAATACATGAGTATCCATACACAGCATTGTGTACATTGGAGACTGGGTTTACCTACAACGAAAGGGGGCGCATTGATATAGATCTAGACAAAGAGATTACTATTGTGCCCATCAATGAAGGAACACCATAGAACCACAGGCGATTGCAGATGGGACATGTACACCCCAGAAATGCTTGACCCAACAGAGATCACGGCGATTCTCTAGGAACACTGTCGCAGCAATGAGACCACAAAACATGGCCACATAGTTCCTGTTCTGAAGTGTCAATACAAATAAGATCGGTGATGTAAATACAATAGTTAACATATCGACATACATGGCAGTAGTATCTGCAGTAGTATGATACCAGATACTTGTTGCGGCAACCAGGCCGATGATCGCACCTTCTATATAGAGACCACGGTAGAACGCATAGGCTGCAAGAAGCACCATCACCACACAGAACCCCATGCGTTGCTCATGGTATGGGGGTCGCTCTTTTTGCTCCATCTCTATTTACTCTTCTTCATTTTCTACAGAAAGAGAGAATAGTGAATCATACTCTGCTGCAGCGGCGCGGGAAGCGTCACGCCCTTTGCGCAGATGTAAGAATAACCATTTAGCACCTTCCTGCTTCTCATCTACACGAATAGTGGGGCCATGAGTGAGCGTTACCAGATACGTGACACCAAACCGTGCATCTAGTTCAATTCGCCGGATATCTGCAACACGCACAGCCGTTGTATGTAGGAGAATCCACTCCTCTACCATCTGCTTAAACAGGCCTCATGTTATTGTGCAACAGACATATGACCTCACAGACCATTGCCTCTTTTGATCTCGGCATTAAGAACCTCAGCTACTGTGTGGCGACATTTGATGCTAGTGGATCACTCCAGGTGATTGAGCGCTGGGCGAATCTGAATCTGCTGGCAGATGGTGCTGACTCACAGACACAGACCCGTTGCTCGTGCGGTGGACCTGCTTCATGGCGAGATGTGGCAGCATCACGTCTTCTGTGTAAGAAGTGTGCAAAGAAATCCGCGAAGGTACCACTGGAGCTAGCAGCGGGTGCGAAGTTAGCAGAATGGCGCACATGGGCACAGGGGTCTCCACTGTCACTATCTGCTACAGAAGCCAAGAAGCTAACAAAGGCTGTTCTAGAGGAACGAGCTGGCGCTGTGCGACTGATGCCTTATAAGGCACCAAAGGCGAAGGGTGTCTCTTTGCAGAGTTTGCTGCAAGGGATGGAAAAGTGTCTGGATGTGGAGCTACCCTGGCTTGCCAAGGCATCGCGCATTCGCCTGGAGAATCAGCCATCCGAATTTGCACCTCACATGAAGTCCATTCAGATCATGTTGTTTGTGCTGATTGATCATCGTCTCCGTCGTGAATTTGGATGGTCCGGCTCTATGGAGTTCGTGAATGCCTCTGTAAAGACGCGTGGGGCGGGTGTAGAAGCAGGTAAGGAAAACAAGCGCGCACGAAAGGTGGCCGGTATGCAACGGGTGGAGAAGGCTCTAGTGGCAGCAGGGGCAACCTCCCAGCTTGCATGGTGGCAGGGGCAAGCAAAGAAGGATGATTTGGCGGATGCGCTGCTCATGTGTATGGATGGCGTTTGAACCCCCAGTTAAAGCTCGCCCCCTAAGGCAGCGATATGAGTGTACAGTTCGCAGATGGAGGCAATAGCGGGGGTGGTGGCATTGACTACTCTGCCTTTGCATCGCGTGCTAAGGAGATTGATGTTGGTAGCGGCATGGATGACATTGTAGAACTCGGCGACGATATGGGAATCAATCTGTTGTCAAACCCCAACAAGGTGGCGGCTTCCCCCCGTGGAGGAGCCCGGCAGGTCAGTTTTGGTGGCGGTGGTGGTGACAATGGTGGTGCCGTGCCCTCTATTCAGATCAGACCAGTGGATGACATTGATGCCGTAAACCTGGAGGCAGCTCCCGGTGTATCGGATATCCGTATCCAGCGTGACTCTGAGCCAGCCCCCTTCGTGATTAATACCGGCAATGGTGGTGTTGCGATGACCGGTGGTGGCGGCGATGGCTTTGAAATGCAGGGATCTGGGCTGAGCCCTGAGGAGGAGCGTCGTCAGAAGCAGGGGTATCTAGCGAAGCTGCAGCGCCTGGACTCTAATGGATCAAAGGGTCAGCGCATGACAATGTCCAACTCACTGGAAGAGATCAAGGGAGAGTATGACAGGCTGACGGATGGGCGCAATCTGGAGGCATCTGTTCGGTTCCAGCGCAATGCTCTGATGACGTTTGTGACGGGCGTGGAGATGGTGAACGATAAGTTCGGTAACAAGTTGCCCATCAAGCCACGCCTGAAGGGTTGGTCGGAGTCCGTGCATACGAACATTGAGGACTTCGATGATATCTTTGAGGAGCTATATGATATGTATAAGGATAAGGCGAAGGTGCACCCCATGCTGCGTCTCGTAGGTACACTGGGTGTGTCGGCCACGATGTATCACTTGACGAACTCTATGGCAGAGCGTTCGGGTGTGCCGGGTATGTCGGATCTGCTAAACGAGAATCCGGAACTGCAGCGTCAGTTTGCAGCGGCAATGGCTGCGAAGATGGGCGGCGGCCTCGGTAATTTCATGTCAGCAGCGGGTGGTTTCGGCGGCCCTCAGCCAATGGGGTCAGGTCAGCAGCAGGCGCCCATGTACCATCAGCAGCCGCCGACTCCTCCCCGTAATATGGGGTCCAACACGCGTGTCCCTTTTGGTTCGGCATCGGCCGCGGCAGGAGATGAGGCACCGCGTGCACGACGTGAGATGCGTGGGCCCAGCGGAGTTGACGATATCATTAAGGCATTTGAAGCAGAGCGAATCATGCAGACCGCAGCTGCACCTCCGTCTGGGGGCGTCTTCGCGCCCTCTGGACCACCTCCGTCACCACCGAATAGAGTGCAGATTCTGCGAGAGGGAGTAGGTACCGGATCAGATCCTCTGTCGGAGTTTGGGTTTCCCGATGATGCCAGTATCGGGACGAGTACTACAATGAATACAGAGCGCAGGCGCGGACGTAAGAAGGCCGTGGCTACACCTGTGGGGGCGACGTTGGATCTGAACGTGTAAGTCTAGAAAGCTGCAGCTCCCTTCTCTGCACCACCAAATGGCTTCAGAAGATACCAGCTGGAGTTCTCATTCAGGAGATAATGTAATATCAGTAATACGACCATTGTTAACCAGAAGGCGACAACCAAGTTGCGCGTTCCGATGAACATGATAGCAAAGAGTAACAGCGGGCGGAATACGATATTCTGCAGGAAAGCCTCCTGTGCGGGTGTTACAGAAAGCGCCATGAACCGACCTCCCAAGTTCAGCAAAATATACGCTAACCCAAGTACGTAGGGGTTCATGTTGATGCTGTTAATGGATAGCAGTACGGAATCTGCCATTGTGGTTGTCGCGGCGGCTGCAGCAACAGGTGCCATCCCGCCTTTTTGTACCATCCCTTACCATACGCGGCGATTCTTGGCACGACTTCGTGATCCCATATAGATCCAGGCAGCCCATACAACAGCAGCAGCAATACCGTAGACCGGACGCATATCCGCTAAGAGCAGCACTATGACAGCACCCAGGAGTTGGAATAGAGGTTGTGTAGCTAGATCCAACATCTTCTACTGCTTACTGCTGATTTAGTGTACCGCACCATCGTAGTCCACATCATCACTGACAGGTCGTTCCTGTATGCCCTCTGGGTGCTCATTCAGTGTGTCCTCTACGAACCAGTGGTCTTTATCGTCGGCAACCGCATCATAACGAAGTTCTGGACCTTCGGTGCGATCCTGTATACCATGGGGGTCCTCTGAGAATACTTCCTCTGGGAGCCACCGTTTCTTCTGCTGTTTTGTGATGGAGTCTTTATTCATTATTCGTGATGCGAACCCCTCCACATCACTGGCCATGTGGATTCCAAAGAGTAACATGATCATGGCGATTCCCAATGCTGGTACACGTGTGAAGACCCACGCGGCAGCGGCGGCAAATGCGATGGAGCCGATCCAGTTTTTTAGGATCCGCCGACCGGCAACCGGAATCTGATGAGGGAGTACTGCGAGAATCACGAGGCCGACCGCGACGATCCATGATGGCTCCACCGGTATCCAATGGAGATGCATCGGTTGGGGTGGGGGTGCTTGCATTCCTCTATATCTTGGCAATGGGATTTGTCCAGCCGCGCAGGAGGGGTTTCTGCATAAAATCGGGGCGGAGTTTCGGTGTCTCGGTGGACTTGAACACGAATCGCCGCCCAAAATCCTGCCAGAGCTGCTGGGCCATGATATAGTTGGAATCGGTGGGTGATGTGGGGGCCGCAGAGTAGTAACGCTGTATGAAGGCTAGGATACGCTGTTCGGCTAGTACGGCATCACTGGAGGATGGGATCGGCTCCTTCATGGTGGGGTCCATCGGTGGCAACCAGGTGGGCCAGTTCCCCAGATAATCAGTGACAGTGAGATCATCGCGGAAGTTGCGATCGGGATAGGTGCCGTCGGCTAACTGTAGATCTTCACTAAATAGGCGGTCGCGCATATCAGCCAGAAGACGGAGCCCACGTACGCCCTGCTGTTTGATATCGGCATCCGCATAGATTAGCAGATTTTTGTAGTGGAGTTTGACTTCTGAGGCAGATGGAGCCGCATCAATCGCCTGTGTAGTAGCGGCGGCCAAGACACCACTATCCAACTTCCCCTCCATGTTTATGAAGCCCTCTTTCTTGGGCCAGTTGAGAAATAGCAGCAGTGCGGCTGCTGTCAAGATTCCTAATAGAATAACGGTGTCACTCATTATTCATCACGGCGACTTTAAAGATAAAAAGAACTTGACAGACTTTAGGGGACATTATGAGTTATTGTGCATTCGATGAGGCCTTCACGGGTCCGGTGGTGCCAAAGAAGAGTGCCAAGGCGCGCACGGTACCACCACAGTTGGCAGGTGCACCAGCACCCGCACCAGCACAAGGTGAGGTCCCCGAGGCAATGCGGGGATCCACTGATCAGGGAATGGTGGCACGCCTTGATAGTGGAGGCGCATCACAGGAGTTTTTCCCACTTCCCGGTGAAACGGCTGAGCCTGAAGAGTGGCAGAAAGCTTTCACTCTGGAGGGTTCTAATATGCCACGACCGGATGGTGCTGTATCTGTTGCTGGTAAGTCCACGCTGTGGCGCAACGTTCCAGTGCCCGCAACTCCTGCACAGACAGCGGCCCCCATTGCATCAGAGGTGGGCCAGCGCCTAGATATGCTAACACGCCAGCTAGAGTCACTCACTGCACCGACACCGATGCAGAGCACTGCGGAACTCTTCCTGTTTGTGGCGATCGGTCTGTTACTGCTGTTGGCGATTGATACACTTCTGCGGTTTGCCACGTCAATGGCGTCCAAACAGCAGAGTGGTGGTGGTGGTTTTCGTATGGGGCGTGGCTTAAGGAGACATTTTAGATGAAGGTGATGGTTCCCGTGCCACCCCGACTAGGTTTGCCAGTTGCTAACAGACCTGCAACTCCCTCCGATGCAGGCTTGTAGGTGGCAGCCTTCTTCTTTTCAGTGCGTGCCTGTGATGCTGATGTGGCTGCCGTAGTTGACTTCTGTGACCCCTGCTGTGCAGCGGCAATCATCGCCTGACGGATAGGCGACTCTTCCTGATAATACTGAATAGACTGCTCTTTCCAGGAGATGAGAAGTCTATTGGGTGACATGTAGATCACTTTGAACCCCGCATGCCGCAGATTCCAGGCACAGTACAAGATACAGTCTTTCACGTCAAAACGGGGGCACCCCGGTTGCCACTCTGGGAAGTCATAGTGTGTCATCTGATCTCCATGCGGCTGCTGTGAAACGAATTTGATTTTCTGATGTACCGATGCCAAGAGGCGATTGTAGACCTGTAGACGCATTGCATCCAGCTTCGCCTGATCCTCAAAGAGCGCCGAAGGCGTCAGATGCGGTGGCTGTTGTTGCTGCATCTCCCTTGACATTATAAGAGGAATGCCTGTACCGTGGGTGCCGCGGGGTGTCAGCTTCAGTTCAGGGGGTGTACGTATTTTGGGGCAACTCGGTGTGCTTGCGTATCTCCGTGAGAATGGGCTCCTTGATGAAGTGCGCGACTGGTATGGATGTTCGGGGGGAGCCTTTACTGCGTTCCTGGGAGCAATCGGTGTTTCAGCCGCATGGTTGCGCGATGCGATCAAACATATGGATATGAGTCGTGTTGTTGACATTGATGAGGAAAAAGTGGCCGACTATATGCATCACTGGGGTGTGAATACAGGTGAAGCGCTCACTGATCTCCTGGGTCAGTTTGCCGAAACATGGGCACCTGGTGTCTCTAAGTGGACATTTGCTGATTTTGCACGTGAGTATCCAGGTGTCGGTCTGCATTTCATCGCCACAAATGTGACCGGTGGATTTCTTACAACATTTTCTGTTGCTACAACGCCAGATGTGCTAATAATGGACGCAATTCGTGCATCGGGGTGTGTACCCCTGTTTTTCACACCGTGGCGTGATGCATCAGGTTCCCTCTACTGTGATGGGGCTGTACTGGAATATTTTCCGTGGTCGTGTGTTACTGACAAGGAGAATACTCTGGTTGTGGCATGTGATGATGCAAATATTACGGGAAAGAAGCCAACCGGCACGCCATTAGAAACTCTTGGTGACTATATTACACGGGTTTTCTTGATTGGAAATCGTAAATACGTGACGCAAAGGCCGCGGAACTGGATTGCACTCAATGACCGTCTGGTAAACTTCTTGGATTTTTCGGTATCACGTGATGAACGTATTGCACTCTTTCAGCTGGGAGAACGAGTAGCAGCTGCATGGCTCTCTTTCCGCGCTAAGCACTCAGATGCTTCTGGAGGAACTCCTGGAAACCTGCCGTTGAGCGAGGGCCCGCATACTTTATCTTCTGACCGCCCTTCTCCAGATAGAAGGTGGGATAGCCAGAAATCTCAAAACCCTGTGCAGCCTCCTTCTCATTCTCGGGGTTCACATAGCGCATCTTCACAGCGGTCTCGCCGATGGTCATTGTAGAGCCCAGACGCTCAAACTCTGGCTTGGCAGTCTTGCAGTGTGGGCACCAGTCTACACCAAACATGTAAAAGGTAGCACCGGCATCAAAGAAGCCCTCATACATATGATGAGTACCGCCAGGGCCCAGGAGATGCTGTGACATACCAGGAATCCAGGAAGGGCGGCTCGGGTATCGGTGGCGGCGACTGGGGATCATGATGAAGGCAAATACTGCCAGCAGGAGGAGACCCGCAATGAAAATCCAATATGGCTGAACTCCGTTCATTCTACTGTTGAGCGCGAATTTCTGGTGGGTCTAAACATGGACTGCAGAAGTCTGGGTAGAGATAGCTATGGAGAGACAACTTATATGGAATGGAACACTGCAGAACGTGGCTGTGCCTGATGATCTACATGAGGCAGAGGAACGTGTGATTTGGACATATGTGCAGGCATGGATTGCCTTGCGCAACTCTACAGCTGCACTGAACGCTGCATTTAATGAAGAGTTTCCTGGTCTCAACACTACAGTACCTCTACTCCCCTACGGGTACGTCGTCTGTGGACGCGATCCCGCTGACGGGTTTTTCGGGTACGACAGGTCTTCCCGCGCTTTGCAACACCACAGCCACTCTCAAAGGCCGAAACCTCATGGCGCATCGCGGGGAGGGATTTATGAGGCGTCGGGCACTTCAGCCCACCACAAACGCCCTTCTCTACGGCCCACATCCAACGCATCATTGCTTGGCGCCCCTGGACCAGCGGTGGTGACCTCTTCATACTACGGCCCCAAGCAGATCGCCACGCCTCGCATGGCAGGATGGATGGGATCAGGCGCCACCAAGCAGCCAGTGCATCCAGTCGCTCTTCACGCGTGAGGAGATTATAGCGATTACGTGTGGGTAGGTCGGTAGGCAGATCCTCTGGCGTATCAGGCATTGGATTTTGTTTATAGTCTTTTTCTGGTGTTGAGTATGCCACTGATGTCATAAAATCCCAGCCAAGCAGAGGTGATCCAGTACAGAGCCCTGCATGGAGTTTTTTGTAGTGATCCCGAATTGTTGGCCATGCAGGATCTACCTCTGTGAGTAGCCCTTGGCCACGGAGTTTGCCATTCACACGATTATGAATATCATACATCCAGCGACTGAACACAGCCGGATTCTGTAAGATACTATCTGTAAGTGGCTGAAGCTGAACGTAGTCATGAAAGGATGCACGACAGTACTTGCATGGTAGAATATACTCTGTAAGGCGGAGCCATTCTTTGACGGCAGCGCGACGCTGAGGTGTCAAAGGATCTGCCGCTACCAGATGTAGAAGTTTCCAACCAGATGGTCCCCAGAATCGTGTGTCCATGATAACCCCCTTACTATTGGAGCTGATTTTGATCAGACAGAACCATCTCCTGTACGAGCTCATCAATGGTTACACGATGCTTCCACCCCAGCTCCGTAATCGCCTTTGTGGGGTCACCCAGAAGTGTCTCCACCTCTGCAGGGCGATAGAACTTGGGATTTACACGCACTGCTACCTGACCTGTCTCTGCATCAACACCTACCTCATTTGCCCCTGACCCCTGCCACGTAATCTGCTTACCGACAACTGCAAAGGCACGCTCAACAAAGGAACGAACACTGTACTGCTTCCCAGTGGCTAGAACATAATCATCGGGCCTCTCCTGTTGGAGCATCAGCCACATACCCTCCACGTAGTCACGGGCGTGACCCCAATCACGCAGTGAATCCATATTTCCAAGCTCAATGACATCACCTAACTTCAGATATTTGGCCACACCCAGTGTAATTTTGCGCGTTACGAACTGTTCACCACGACGGGGGCTCTCATGATTAAAGAGAATGCCACTACATGCAAACATATCATAAGACTCGCGATAGTTCTTTGTGATCCAGTGGCCATACAGTTTGGCACATGCATATGGAGAGCGTGGATAGAAAGGGGTTGTCTCCTTCTGCGGAATCTCCTGAACAAGACCGAATAGCTCTGACGTGGATGCCTGATAGAAGCGTGTGTAGGTGGACATATGCAGGTGACGAATCGCTTCTAGAATATTGAGTACACCCAGGGCATCCGTATTCTCTGTATAGATTGGTACATCAAATGAGACCTTCACGTGCGACTGTGCTGCCAGATTATAGATCTCCAGACGATCTCCTGATGACACGGGTGCGGCGAAGTGTGCATCCTTAATTGTTGCAAGAGTGCCCATAATACTCGCTAGATCTGTCACATCGCCATAGTGTAGTCGTAGGCGATCCTTGATATGCTCAATGTTCTTGGAGATTACAGTGGAATGGCGACGCTTGATACCATACACAATATAGCCTTTATTGAGCAGAAGCTCTGACAAGTAGGATCCATCTTGACCGGTAATCCCAGTAATAAGTGCCACACGTGTCATTTATTACTTGAAGTTGGATAGGTATCTTTAGATAATATCAATTTAGTTATTATTGGAGATTGATGCCAGCAGGGGGCGCACCATCCAGGGGTCCTCAGGCTTATAGTCCGCCTTGCAAGAGACCTTGGGCTCAGGGCAGCGGGGTGGCTCTACAGGTGCACAAGGAGGGCAGGACTTGGGCTCAGGACAGGTTACCACAGGGCAACGCGGGCGGGGGCAGGGAGGGCACTCACCGATCTTGCACGGTTTGTTGCATGTGCTGATGCAGGGAGGGCAGGGAGGCACCGCGGACTTCAGGATATACTTGGACATATCGGGAGGAGCAGGGCACTCCGACTTGAGCATGTAACGGCTCATATCGGGCTGGGGTGGGCAGGGAGGAACACTGGCCTTCAGCACATACTTAGACCAATCAATCTGCGGGCACTTCTGGCAGTCAGGATTCTTCCCGTTATTGCAGCTATCATTGCACTCACAGTCATGCTTGGATCTCTTGCAGACATCACATGAAGTCTGTGTGATATCCACGAAACGCTCGATGGCTGGTGTACGACTCATCAGGAGACCCACTACGACACCGATGATAAGCAGGCCAATGTATGGGACCATATTGCGATAGGACATGACACTCTATCAGGTATTCTGCTTTTTTGTCGGTGTAGGCATGGTGCTGGGGGCACCCGTGAAAAACTCGGTTGCCGTCGGGGAAAGGTAGAGATAGATGGCAAAGATAAATATAAGAACTAGGAGACCAATCATCGTCCAATAGTAATCACGATTAATAACGTCCCATGTTGCCGACACTGCATTGGTTACTTTCTTTACTGTATCCATCCTGTCATCACAGGCGATTTCATACAGCGCGACGCGGGCAATTAAATTGCTCTGGCGTGACAGTTGGCACCGATGTATGCAGACGATCACACACCAGATTAATGGCAGACTCGGCTTCATAGCGCGTCATCTGCTGAAGCCGCTTGGGACAGCCGAGTGCTTCGGCATCACGGGGAAATGCCTCGTGGATCTGTTTGCAGAGTGTTTCAGCACGGGTCTGGAGTTTGGGATCATGCTCCTGACCGGGAGTTGAGGTATGTGTAGGGCGGAAGGGTGTAAGGCTCGGATTGTAGCCACCTGGATTGCTGCTGCCACTGCTGGTTAGATCATAGCCGGAGGGACTGCGTTTATTCTGCACTTCGGCTATCTCACGACGGATATCGTCTAAATCATGTTCGGGTAACTGTTCGGTGCTGAGTCGTTTCAGCAGAGCTGCAATAGAGCGCTTCAGCTCCTGCTCACCTGGGTCGTATTTGACGGTGAGTTTCCACTCCAGGTTGCGGAGCTGCCATATGATATCACTGGGGTCTGGCCCTGGATGTGGGTTTGGCTTTGGGTGAGGATGAGGTCCTGGATGAGGGTGCGGATGAGGATGAGGATCTGGGTGAGGTCCTAAAGCAATGAGAGTCGGCAAAGGCTGCTCTGGCTGCATGGCATTATGCAGGAAAAGGCGGGCAGACTCCACGCGGATTGGTGGTGTCCCCTTGAACTCCTTCTCTGCGTACTGAAGATCCGACTGTACTGTTTCCAACTGTGGAATACGTGCACGCTTCAGTGGTTCCGGTTGGACATGGCGCTTGTACATCTGCAGGATGGCGGCAAACAGCTGCTTAAACTGTGTGTACTGCTCAGATGTCAGGAACGCCATCGGTTGTTCATGACGTGCAAACCCGTTTATCTCAGATAGGTCTGGAACAAAGCGCTGCCACTTCTTGTTCTCTACACGGAGTGTCATCAGCTCCTGTGCGGCGGCTTTATGCGACATGGTGACCTTACCACTGGCGATCTGTGTTTTGATATCGGTCTGATGATTCAGAAGCTCCGCACGCTTATCAATCTGTTCAAAGGAGAGCGCACCAGGGTTATCACGCTCATACATGTTGGCAGATTGCACCCAAATATCAATCTCATTGTCAAGGTCACGAAGCTCTTTGATAGATGCAGGGGCATCTGCAGGTGCTACACCGGCGCCGGGTACCATGGCAGGGCGCTGCACGGCCTGTGGAATATGCGTTGTATAACCAGGCATCGGCGCCTTATCAAGATCATGTGGTACTTTGTCATAATCTGGTTCAGCATTCATTGAATTATAGAATCGACCGGCGACTGGGTTTGCAAAGCCCTCGCCGTGCGGGCTCTGATAATAAAGTAGTGCAGCAATAACAAAAATTGCTATTGCGGCTGTTACAACGGGTACCGACATCTCCTTATTGTTAGTCGGCGATTATGGTAGTGTGCAGTTCCAGCAGGGGATCTCATCCATCTTAATGTACTGTGACATGTCGGGGCAGCGGGGGCAGTCGGGGCAACGATGTTGGGATCTTCTTCTCTTGTAGTCATTCTCATCATCCTCGTAGTCATCCTCATCCTCATCCTCATAGTCGTCATATGACTTCTTGGATGTCTTAGATTTTTTGGACTTCTTCGTCTTCTTTGTCTCCTCTGCTACAGGTGCAGATGCCATTGCATGCAGTAGATCTAACTCACGCTTCAGAGAGTCCACCTTCTTGGTCTCTGTGGCGATATCCGTTTTCAGCATATTGGCCAGGGCGGGAGACGCGGTGATCTCCTGCTTCTCACCGAGCGGTGCAAAGCCCTCGGTAATCTGACGACCCATGGCCAGGCCGATTGCAATCAGGACTAACAGTAAAAGTGACAGTAGCAGCGTATTCATTACTTAGTGTAGCGAAAATGAAGCGCACATGGATTGACGACGGACAAGTGGAGGTGGGGCTGGATGAGGCAGGGCGGGGCTCTCTCTGGGGGCGACTGTATGTGGGCGCGGTGATCATGTCACCGGAGGATGAAGCCTACTTTGACAATGGGATTACACTGCGTGCCATTACGGATTCGAAGAAGCTGACGAAGCGACGCCGTGCTGTCCTAGCCGACTTTATTAGTGAGAATGCGATTGAGGCAACGGTTGCATGGTCCGAGCCAACAGAGATTGATACAGTGAACATTCTGCAGGCCGATATGGCGGCTATGCATCGGGCACTGACATCTATGACAACACCCTTTCAGCGTATTCTGGTGGATGGAGATCACTGGCGCCCGTGGACCTCCGCAGAGGGTGAGCTGATTCCGGCGATTACAATTGTGGAGGGTGATTCACGATCGCTGCCGATTGCTGCGGCGTCGATCATGGCCAAGGAGGCACACGATGCATGGGTGCGGGAGGAGATTGCTAAGAGACCGGAGCTGAATGAACGCTATGGCCTTGGTTCTAACATGGGTTATGGGACTGCTTCTCATATGGAGGGGCTCAAGTCATGGGGCGCAGATGAGCTACATCGGCGTTCCTTTGCACCGGTGCGATCTGTCCTTGGGCTTGGATTCGGAGTTGCTGAGAAGAAGAAGCCAGTGCGGAAGCCTCTCTTTACTTCCTAGAACGACGGGTCTTACGACTGCACTTGCTTTTGGCTTTGCGACGACCACCTGCACCCTCGGTGGTAAGAAGGCCACCACCCATCTGGGGCAGCCTTATTTTAAGTATTTCCTTCTGAAGCTCAGTATAGCACTTATCAATCCGCGCAATATATGACTCATTGTGATTATGCGCATCGCGAACCTCATAGAAATCCTGATCATACTCTTCTATCTTTTTGGCAAGATAGCCGATCTTATTTACCAGCCTCATAGTACGTCTGCAGAAGCTATTGACATGCTCAGACATTCTATGTGTTCATCAGCTTATTGTTGGGGGGCAGGAGTTACAGAGTATTAAGCTTTAACGTTTCTTCTTTAGAAGAAACGGAAGCCACCCTGCTGCTGCTGCTGCTGCTGCTGCTGCTGGCGGCGGCGGCGGGTGGAGCGGGTGCGGCGGCTAGCGCGGGACTTGCGGCGACCACCCTGCTGCTGCTGGGACTGGTGCTGCTTCTGCTGCTGCTGGCGGCGGCGGGTAGAGCGGGTGCGGCGGTGGCGGCGGGGGGCACGACGAGACTTGGCCATTTATATTCTGGACAACCATTTTTATCGGAGGAGGCTGGGGGTGCAAAGTTGCCAAACGCAGCCTTGGGTGACCGGGTACCTGAACGATGACTACCTGCAAGATTCTTCTGATTGACACAGAGACCAATGGGCTGCCTGCAAATATGCTAGCGCCTATCTCTATGAGTGAGGCCTGGCCAGCGGTTCTACAACTGAGTTGGCAGATCTACGAGGTGACCGGACGCACAATGACGCCGGGCCCTAAACGGGATATTGGGATCGCGCTGCATCCTTCGGTCCCCTGGAATACCGATGCTGCAAAGATTCACGGCCTCACTGAGGCAGAGGCACGGCACGGCACACCGGCGGCTGATGCATTTCTGGAGATCGCCAAGGTCCTCCGCAGTGTTGACGTCGTGGTGGCACACAATCTCTCCTTTGATAAGCCGGTGCTCCGCGCGGCAGCCTATGCGGAGGCATCACGACTTAGCCCTACAGAGAAGGAAAAGGCTGCCGCGCTTCGCACTCTATGGCCACCAGGGCTCGGAGAGCTCTGCACCTGCATTGGTACTCGTGATCTCGTACAATTGGCACCCAGTCGGGAGGGTGGCGCATTCAAGCGCCCCAAGCTCAATGAGCTCTACACCTGGATCTATGGGCACCGGTATGACATGTCGGGCGCCTCTCTCCATAATGCCAAGAGTGATGTACACTGCTTGGGATCATGTCTGTCGGGGCTGCTGCGTCGTGGGCTACTCACGGTCACAGAGGGGCGCCGTCTTAGAATTATTTCTGATGTGACCGCCTAGTAACACGGAAATTGGATTCAATCTGGAGTGCACCGGCCAACTCCTTTTGCTTCTCCTTTACACGGGTCCTATGCGCACGCTTTAGTTCAGGCAATGTCGGTTGATGACCGACACATTCAAGGGGGAATACCTCATGGGCGGGGACACCCTTTTTGGCGGCGGTGAGACGGCGTGTTGACTCCAGCTCAATCAGCTCTTGAATAACACATAGCAGGCGCACCGGTAGGATACCCTTCATATCCGCAAAATGCATCGCAAAATACATCTGAATCAGAAGATCAATAGACCCTAGGCGATAGTTAGCTGGGCTCTTTAGTGTTAGATATGCATGACAGGCAACCGCTTCAAACACAACAGCTACTAACTGTTTCTTGGCGGTGCGGAGCTCTATACGTGCTGGCAGGAGTTCGCCCATTGCAGGATGCTTTTCTGCGCGGAGATTTAGCTGACGGGTCAGCGTGGAGACTAGATCCTCGTGTTTGTCAGTGATCATCATGACAACTTCATCTGCATCTGGAATGGCATTGGGTGTCACATGGTAATATGCACCGCTCAGGAATACGGCACCTGCGTTAACACCTGTAGTTACAATCCGCTCATGTAGTGGTGACGGATTCTCCTCTTTGCGTGGCTGCAGGGGGTCCACGGGGCATCGGCCAGGCCGTAGTGGATGCTCCTCATTCAGCAGTAAGAGACGCTGATATACTTTTTCCCAACGACTCACCATGCCAGCAGGGCGGGATAGTTCCAGATACATATTCATGCGCAGGTAGTTCACACTGGCATAGTGGATACCGCCAATAGTAGCAGAGTCGGCGACAACCCGCGCATAGATATCAGGCGGCATGAATGTGATATCAGCAGCGGAGCGATAATTCACGAAGATCTTGTAGGTGCCCTCATGAATTCCAAATTTGGCCTCTACATCCACAAACCCCTCATCCTGGAAGGCAACAATCAGATCAGCACAGTCCTGTAGAGGATCTGGTGTCATAAAATCGTAGTCGGGGAGATAGAGATTCGGATCATAGAACTGACGGGCAGGTGAGAGATGTGCATTGATGGCGGCACCACCGTAGACAACCCGCCCTTTGACCCTGAGAAAGCGCTCCATAATATCTACGATTTTACGTGCTTCTGTATCTTCGGCTGCGAAGCGCTCTTGATAGTCGGCGGCTTCGGCAGCAGCGGCTTTGGCAAGACTCACGAGTTCATCCAGCTTGGCTGACATTTCCCTTACTCTGGACTTAGAGTTGGAAAAATGCTTCTAGGACGGGCGTATACTTCAGCTGATGCTGAAGTAGAATGCCGAAACGGGTCTTTGCGGCAAGAGGTGTACCACTGCGTTGCATTGTCTCATAGAGGCGCTGCGTCCCCTCTAATGTTGCGGGATAGTCATCAAAACGAATTCCATAGGAAGGCGGTTTAAATGTGTCTGATGTCCAGCGATAGCACCCTGCATCAATCATGGAATCCTCTTCACCGCCAAAATAACACACCCACTGAGCGCCATGTGGCCAGCAGAAATCTGTATTGAAAAACACACGGGGGTCATCTTCGTGGATCATCATGTATTCGTATTACACATGACAGTATTTAGACCTTACTTCTTTTTCATAAAAGAGTACTTACCAAAGGCAGCAGGAGTGAAGACGGATGTCAGTATGGCATCGGTCTTGTTTGGTGAGAAGTAGTTCACTGCAACGAACTGTGCACCGGTCTGAATGCAGGCGGTGTAGCCGCTATTTGTACCTGCATAGAGCTGCTCATTATCTGTTGACTGACCGCCAATAGTGGGTTGTACCAAGCAGAATCCAGCCTCTGCTAATGTCATCGGTGTAGAATTGTTTGGATTGCAGTTAGACTGTGTCGCCTGTGCGATGACCACTGCATTGGCGGGATCAAACAGCATTGTGTTCGGTGCCTGCTCAATCGCATTTGTCACTTCGCCCAGCTTCGTTGCAAGGAGTGCAGGATTGAACTTCGCATACGTATTGATGCCAGGCAGTTGATTGTAGTTGGTCTCAATATCTGGAATCACAATCGTAAATACACGGCCCATGAAATCGACAACAGGTGCACTGCAGAGATTCTTCTGATTCTTGGCCTGATCGTATTGAGTGCCCATACGACGGGGGCCGATTGCATCCTGTACTTGAGAACCAAGCAGATTGAGATAATCTGTATTCATGGCACCATGGAGTTTCAGAATCAGAAAGAATGGGTCGTCTCCCTGAGACCCAATACTGTTGTTGAAGGCCGCGGTTACAGCCGACTTGATGATTTCACCTGCAGGGCGCTTGTTGCGTGTCAGATGATTCCAGTTGCTGTAGCGACCAACACCACGATTCAGACCCCAGCTATTTGCCCAGAGATTTTGTATGGACCACTGTGTGGTATCCAACATGGCACATACAACAGGGATCTGTGGATTGGATGGATCGGGCCAGATATCCAGGACAATGGCGCGTGCACCGGCCTCCACCTGAAGGCGAGCGGCCTCGGGGTTTACGGAGCCATTATAGGGTGACAGTGGTGCAATATCCTCCGTGAAAATGCCACCGAAGTTGGCCGTGGCAACTGTGAAAGAGACCATCGGTATTTCACCAGAAATACCATTGGTTGACATATATTCTTGTAGAGATCCACGGGCAGCACGGGCACCATCGTAGTCAATATCTCCCCATCCAGATGGCTGGGCGGGGGTGCGCACAGTATTCGTGAACATGACACCAAAAACGGCGATGATCATCACAACACAGAAAGAGACAAACATATGGAATATAACCGGTACCATGGGGTTGGAGGGTTGACCGATGATCGGTTCAATCAGATCGGTGAGTTTTGTCATGGGGGTCCTCTATATTCTGCAGTTGGTTTTATAGGAGTGCACGGAATGCGGTCACGGGTAGCACGGCGATACCCAGATTCTGTGCCTTCTGAATCTTGACAGAGGACGGTGTCGGGCCGTCAGGGTGGAGCACATGGGTGGTCTTCTTTGTGATGGTGTCGGCAACGATGTGACCGGCTGCCTCTAGTGCAGTGCGAAGCTCTTTGTCGCGGAACTCCGTAAACACTACTGTCATCTGATTTGTAGGGGTAGAGGGTGCAGGAGGAGGGGGAGGGGGTGCTACAGGAGTAGCATGTGATGCTGGAATATTCTCCTGACGCCATGTTTGGTATGCAGGGATTGCTGCGATAATCGCGTCAATCGTCGCATCAGAGATTCCCGCAGGGCGGGCTGCCTTGAAGATAGCAGCATTCCAGGTTGCAGGATTGGGATTGATTGCCAAGAGCGGCTTCAGCTTCGTGTGACCAACACCACGGGGCATCTTACAGCTCGCCACCATGAAGTTTAGTTCTGTCCAACCGGCCTGCCCATTGCGAATACCAGCCCAGATGCGCTCAGCCATCTTTCCCTTGCAGCCCTCCACCTTGGCGGCGAAGTCTGCAATAGATGCAGCAAAGATCTTTGCGATTGTGTTGAAGCCTGCTGCGTAGAGCTTTGCAACGAGACCCGGGCCCACATTCTCGGCACCCAGCTCACCCAGCGCATGCGTTAGCTGGATACAGGCCTGCTCTGCATCAACCGTACCGGAAGCAGGGCGAATATGCACAGCAGTTGCCTCATCGCCAATCCACTCATATCCACCGGCAGGCATTGCAGGGCCCGTCGGTGCGGGGATATGGACAGCGACAATCTTGGGGATCACATCGCCAGCACGAAGAATCTCAATGCGTGCACCTGGCCCCACTGCATTCTCATAGATCCAGCGACCATGGAGACCCGTTGCAGCACTGATTGTGGCACCAGAGAGCTGCACGGGCGTGAAGAGCACACGGGGGATCATGTAGCCAGTGTGACTGACATTCCAATCTACTGCGGTCACCGTTGTAGTCGCTGTGCGCGCCGTAAGTCGTGTCTTCCAGGCCATGCGATCGGTGGGGTTCTGTGAGGCACCATTGCGTACCTCTGGCTTATATGTTGCGATCCGTGGGGTGTTCGGTGCAATCACGATACCATCCAGCTGATACTGACACTTCTCCTCTGCAGTGCTAAAGATCTCACTGAGGCGTGCCTCTGTCATATCTGATGTGGGGATCTTGGACTCACGGGCAGTCTCAAAGCCGGCCTTGCGCATCAGTTTGTAGGCCTCCTCTGGTGTCTTGTCGCATGGATTAATGAGCTCATATGCAACAAAGCGAACAGCTGCAAAGAGGGTCGCGTCAAACTCATGCGGCTTGCGATTGAGGATACCAGCCACGATGTTGCGTGCCAGCTTCCCCACGGGAATAACAGGACTATCCGTACGGATAATCAGCTCTCCACGCACTGCAGTCACACCAGTGGCTGCACCAGTGGGAAGACCTTGGAAGTGGGGTGCGAAGTTAGAGATATCGCGGCCGGCCATACCGTCGCCGCGCGTGTAGAGTTTACCCGTTGCAGGATACCAGAGTGCCGAACAGCCATCCAGCTTGGTGCTCAGATGATAGTGCGTTGCTGTTGCACGGGACATCCATTTATCGATCTCGGCCTGTAGCTTGAGCTTATCCAGGGAAGGAAGGGGCACAGGGAGTGGCACCTCATCTCCTGCGGCAACGGGTGCACCTACTGTGCGGAGAAAGGGATGTGCAGGATTCAGTGACCGGAGCTGGTCAACACCGGCATCAAACTCTTCATCTGTCATGAGAAGTGTGAGGCCATTATGATAGTTGTAGGCGGCCTTCTGGAGCCGCGCGGCAAGGAGATCCATGGTAGAAGACATCGTCGTTATTGCGGCGGGTTGTTTATGATTAGGGTGCTCACTTTTTTGGTGTCAAAGCCCAATGCCCATCAGAGATATAGGATGCCTGCTCATATCCCATAGAATGGAGGATCTCTGTGGCCAGGCGGGCGCGTTGACCAGTATTACAGTAGACCAAGATACGGGTATCTTTATTGGGATAGAGTGTTGGCATATGTGCCTGCAGCTGATCAGCCGGCATATGTACAGATCCATCATAATAGCCGAATTTGTCACGCTCCATCTGTGTTCGGACATCTAAGACTACATCCACGGTGCCCGCTGAGATTTGCTGACGTGCATCCTTGGCAGGAATACGATATGGAGAACTGCGTGCATAGTAGATTGCATAACCAACAGCTGTAAGTACAATAGTAATCAGAACAGCCAGCCACCACATATGATCTATATATAAATACTATAATTAAGCAGAGCTCTTTGACGCCTTTGCCTTGGCGGCCTTCATGCACAGGGGCACCATGACAGAACCGTTCTTGGTGAAGCACAGTGACATTGCACGCTTCATGGCAACCTCATTCTTTCCATAGCGCTCCTTCATTAAAGCACTGAAGGCAGCTGCAGGCATTGCCACACGCTCAATGGGGGCTAAGCTCTCTACCTCAACACCGGCCACCACCAGGTTGTCCGTTGCCCAGTCATCCACCTCAATATTGTAGTATACAAATGAGCCGGCCATCTCCATCTGACTGAGACCAAGGTGCTTGGCCTTCACCATACCATTCTGGGTCTGGACCTCGTGGTTAGGGCTGATCGCCAGGTCGGATGTGGCACCATAGAGCCCCTTGGGGATGACATAGGGGTTCACCGATGCAGATGCTGTGTACTCATTGCGCAGCGTGCGCTTGATTGTTGCCGTACGGCCATCTGCGGTACGCACACGGTCACCTACACGGAGAGTGCAGATAGCACGGTAGCCAGAAGGAGTCAGAACAGGGGCGCGCGCCAAGAAGCAGATTGGCGCGGCAGAACCACCGAGGTTACCACCAGCCCCAGCCCCAGCACCAGCACCGGCACCAGCACCAGCCCCAGCACCAGCACCAGCACCAGCACCAGCACCAGCCCCAGCACCAGCACCAGCGCCAGGGTCACCAGCACCACCAGAAGGAGGGGCAGCCACAGGTGTTGCAGATACAACAGGAGTGCTCCAGTCACCCTGGTTACCAGAAGCATCCACTGCGCGTACCTGGAAGTCATAACTAGAGCCATTTACAAGCGTTTCAATCCGTGCAGCTGGTGATGAATATGTTGCATTAACAATACTATAATCTGTGTCAAGTGCTACAGTGAGTTTATAGCGTACATTATAGACAGGAGACCCTGATACCAACTGTGTAGAGCTAGGAGTATCCACTACAGCATTCCATGATAAGTCAACCAGTGCATCACCGGCTGTTGCAGTAAGACCAGATGGTTTGGGAGGCGCCGTTGTATCAGGTGCCTTATTAGTTGCTACAGTTGTAGTAGACGATGCGATACTTCGGTTACCTGCTACATCCCGTGCGCTTATACGAATACTATACTCAACTCCATCCTCAAGCCCCATGATCTGATGACTTATTGCAGTATTTGCTAAAACAATCTCTGTATACGCATCAGCAGTACTGGATTTCTTATACTCAATGATATAATTATTTACGCCTGATTTTCTTGCGCCAGCTACATCTAGATCATTTACACCAGTCCATGATACATTAATTGACTTATTACCTGCTACTACGGTATTGAATGCAGGTGTGGGGGGGGCAGTTGTATCATATGCCGTGGGTGTTGCAGTAACTGCAGTAGACCATTCACTAACATTACCAGAGCCATCAAATGAGCGTACCCTGAACATATATTCAGAACCATTTATTAGAGTGCCGATAGTAGCACTGTTAGTAGAAACTTGTACACCTGGTAGGGCCGGCCTATATGAAGCCTCAGGCTCTGATGCTAGCTTATGCTGCACATAATAGCCAGCAATATCTGATACAGCTGCAGTGGTAGTATTTGGATCAGTGGCAGGGTCCCATATTAGAGAGATTTCCCCAGGAATAGTATCATTATATCGCACATTGTTGGGCACACTAGGAGGTGTTGTATCAGGTACAAATATTGGTATTCCTGTAAAATCTTTTGAATAACTAATATTATTAGAAGCATCGCGTGTCCCAATATAGATAGTATATGATGCACCAATATCCAGGCCTGTAAACGTAGCTGTTAATGTAGACCCAACATTAATTGTCTGTGAGGGCGGGTTTCCATTACCCAAGCAGTATACTGTATATGATGCATTTCCACTTGGCCCTGTCTCAGCATTATTTGATGGATCTACTGTAGCTGTCCATGATGTAGTAAGAGAACGATGGCCTGGGGTTATAGTAGCCGTTAGTACGGGCAATGGGGCAGTTTGATCACTTGTACGAGGTGTTGTAGTCATAACGGTACTCCAATCACTCTTATTACCAGCATTATCAATAGCTCTTACACGTACATTATAGGGTATACCATTTGTCAGAAGATTAATTGATTGAGTACGTGGTAATAAAGGAAGTAATCCAAATGAAATATAGGTATGTGCAACTGGTATTGCCGCCTGATACTGGAGCTCATACCCACATAAATCAGTGACCACCTCACCTTGGAGTTGGTTAACAGAATTTGCAGATTCAGTCCATGTAGCAACAATAGAGGCATCACCTGGTGTTAGTGAAAGACCAGGCACTGATGGTGCTGTAGCATCTGCTAATATTGGTGCATACTCTGATGTAGATACAGGATTACTGCGAACATCACCACCTCTTATAGCACGTGTTGCGATAGTGAACTCGTATGTAAACCCAGGTAAAATGGTTGCATTATATGAGTTAGTGGCTGCATTAGTAATTGTTATTTCTGGATATGAGTATAGGTCCGCCCCATTCGTATCTTTTCTTTTAATATTAATATAGTAACCAGATGCATCAAAATAATCGGCTTCTAAAACTTCTTTCCAATATAGTGTTGCAGTGCGCCCATCAATAACTGAATCAAACTTTGTGGGGGCAGGTGGACCAGCAGGTGTGCCTATAAAAGAATTTGACCATTCACCTTCGTTACCAGATGCATCAATACCTCTGGCTTGTACTTCATATGAATCAGAATTTGTTAGAAAACTAATATCAATACTCTTCTTAGAATCTCCAATTGGAATGTTTCCAGGAGTCCAGTCAGTATCGCCAACTTTGCGATACTGGAATCTATATACAACATTATCACTTTGCAACTGATATATATCAGTTGGGTCATATGAGTCCCCAGATGTTACAAATAATGCATTATTTCTATTTTTAATATGTATATACATAACTTTTGAAGGCTTTATAGTATCTCCTCCTGGAGTTAGTGTTCCAGAACCAGCTTTTGCAGAAGCTACAATTTGGTCTGGTGTCCATGCAGAAGCATTGCCGAAATAATCTACTGATTGCATTGTAACTGCAAAAAAACCATATGCACCACCTGGTATGGTTATATGATCATTTTTAGTATCGCCATCAGCTGTGAAAGTAACCCAGCTGCTAGTATTAATTACTAATGGAACTAAACTAGTAACCTGATAAACACGTACCTTCTGCCATTGTATTCCAGATGAATAATCATAAGCAGGTATAATTGAATCTTTATTATCTCCGAAAGAAATATATATCTTACCATCGCCATTTGTAGCTAAGAAAGATGGCATAGGTGGTGCATTATCATCCAACCCTAGCATATATGTAGTAGCATATGCCCTCTTTGACCATGTGCCCCTAATTCCTGCAACATCAACTGCGCGCACCTCAAACCAATATTCGGTATTAAGTAGGATCCCATGCTGCGAACTATTAAATATTGCACCTGCAGAAGTAAGGCCTCCTATAATTGTACCTGATACATCACCAGTACCATACTTAACCTCATAACCTGCTATGCCTGAACCTGTTACAGCATTACCAGTTGGATCATTTGCAGCAGACCATGTTACATTGATTTTCCCTTCTGCAATATTTGGAAAAGCAACCACTTGGGTTACTTTACCAGGTGGGACAATATCAACTCCAGGCAGTGGTGCAAAAGCGTCTGATGGTAAAGATTCAGGGCTTTTAACACCTGCACGGCTCACTGCCTTTACTTTAACAGTGTATGCAACAGCAGGATTAAGATTTGTCAGCGTTAGATATCTCGTGGTAAGGGTGCCATTAACTACATCACCATCTGCTGAAATTGTCTCTGTAAATGTGTTAGTGAAAGCATCCGTCACTATTACTTCATAGTGGCTTAGGCCTGACGCCATTTGCGTTCCTAATGAATAAGTAAATAGTTTTGGTTCCCAACCAATAACCGCACCATATACTGTCCTTAAATAAGATGGCTTCTCAATCTGCAATGGTGTATGGGTGTCTGAGTTAACGGTCGTTGGCTTCTTAGATGATGAACTCATTAGTTTGGAAGTACTATCATATGCATTTACATACACCTCATACGTAGTATTATCTGAAAGACCAGTTAATGATGTAGACATACTGGCCACTTGGGCATCATGCAACACCTCTTTCGCAAAAGTTCCTGACTGACCCAGCACATTGTAGTAGACACCATAAAAAGATGCAGATGGCACTTTGTCCCATATCACATCTATCTGTCTCCACTTCCGAATAAGGGTCAAAGCGATAGTTGCCATGTTATACATTCCTCTGATAAAATTTTTTTGGATCCCGTAGTTTTAATTTATTAAATCAAATCAAAAATCCTCCTCCGTAAGCCCCATTGCGGCAAGAACAGCTGCATCTGCTTCTTGCATACGAGTTTCCATCTTTGCTGTCTTTGCCCGCTTTGAATCCTCCTCAGGATTGGGCGCCTTGTCATTTCGGACAACTGCTGCATTCGGATCTGCAAGCTCAGCAGCGAGCTCTTTATATGGCAGATCAATCTCTTGGAGTGTTTGTTGTATGCCATCCACTGACCAGAGTGACTCGGACTGATTCTGATAGGTGGCGCGAATCTGAAGAATCCATGCTAACAATACACGCATACGATCCGCCGCAGTCCATCTTTTAAAATGGAGTCGGAATGCCTCTGCGACTGCTGCATGAAATGTGGCCCATCCACGATGAAGATCCTGCCGTGTTAGCAGAGCAGCGCGACCAATCTCCAACCAAAACCATATAGGAGAGGATCGTTGCTTCGGAGGGAGTGCAGCTGGCCCACGTTCTCCACACTTAAGGGGGAGTGCTAGGCCCTGCTGTGCCATCGGCAGTAGTGTCCAAGCCACTACAGAGAGTGCACCACGAAGATCACCTCGCTGAATAGAATCCAAGAATCGCCCCGCCATAATGCGGAGTTCCATGGAATCATCATCACGCTGCCATACACGCATAACCGCAGGCCCATCTGCTGCTGGAGGAGGAGCGGTATCCCGCATATTCCCAACATCATAGATGGTTACCTCTTTTGTTGGCCAGACAACGGGTGTCTGACGTGCCTGTGATAGGAGTCGTTGTGTGGACTCTGCACAGATTGCACGTACAGCGGGATCATTCCGAAATCCTGGCCAGCCTTCACCAATTGTAACATGTTCTTGTGCCTTGGCAGAGATAGAGGCCCATAGTTGCTTTAGAAGGATTGGAAGTGTAGGAGAGGCAGAACCCGCCCCCTGTGCCTGTGCCCATGCGAGCCAATAGGAGGACCACAGCGATCCCACAGCACCGGGTGTGGCAACAAGCTCGGCAGTCCAACGACGTGCCGCACGATGGTCACGGCGATCTATAGAGTCACGAAGTGTCTTCCGCACATCGGATAAACCATAACCACAGATTGTGGTGGGTTCGGGCATCTACGTAAAATCGGGATTTTGAGCTTAAATAGCACGCATCGTGTAGGGGCTCCGATGCAGTTTGAAGAGATTGATAGAGCAGTCGCCTATGGTGGTGATGTATATGCATGGATGCGTCGTGTACCGACTCTACCTGCGGCTGATGCTGGCACCTATCAGCGTCATCTTCTTTGGTCAGGGCACACCTGTGAGATTTACGGGATTGTATGGGGTCTCGGTGCCGATTCAGGGTTTCATCCGCACCCTGAAGGCGGTTGTTGGATGCGGGTGATGTCTGGTGAGTTAACGGAGGAGATGGCCGATGGCTCTGTGCGACGTTTGCAGTCGGGCGATACGGGTTTCCAACGTGGTTCCGTTGGAATACATCGTATTCGGTGTGGCCTCCGTGGCCCAGCTATCTCTATGCATGTTTATTCGCCCAAGGCGTTAGCTCGCGCTACTAGGGAATCGCCGAGTAACACAGAGGAGCCAACATGATTGAGTTAGACTGGTGGCCATTGGCAATCGCAGTGCTCATTATTCTGATGTGTGGATACTATGTACTTGAAATAGTGCGATCACATGCACGGCGCCAGCGTATTGACCTTGTGGGGATTGAACCGTTTGCAAATCCAGGCCAGGGTGTGGACTCGCGCCTAGATGACACGTGTTATGACAAGTTCTACAGTAAAGTCTATGATCTGCTAGTGCAGCCAGGTGCGCGGGCAACTATGGAGGTGCAGATCCCGCTAGAATGGATGACTGGTGAAAATGGTGGGAGAGAGAAATCCCAGATACGCGTGGCCGACATTGGCTGTGGAACGGGGCTCCAGGTAGAGCTCTTTGCCCGGGAAGGCGTGCATTCTGTTGTCGGTTATGATCGCTCTCCCGATATGATTGAAGCGGCGAAGAAGGCCTATCCTGAGCGTAACTTTCAGGTGGGGGATGCCATGGTACCGACAATGGCTGCTGCTGATTCTTTTGACCTTGTGACAATGTACTACTTCACTGTCTATATGGTGCCAGAACGCACACAGATGCTCAAGAACATATATCTCTGGTTGTCTCCAGGGGGCATCTACTGCGTACACATTGTGAACAAACTCAAGTTTGACCCCGTGCTAGAATCTGCCAGTCCATTTGTCGGTTTCTCTGTGCAAAAGTATGCGGATGATCGCATTACACGATCGCAGGTGACATTTGATGAGTTTGAGTACTTCGGTGATTTCCAGTTGCACGGCTCGCGTGGATCCTATGAGGAGGAGTTCCGTTTCAAGGATGGTCGCACACGGAAGCACGAACAGCGTGTATGGATGCCGAACATTGACGTCATTACAAAGGAGATCACCGATATTGGGTTCAAGTATCTCCATCATACAGATCTGACGGCAATCGGCTACGAATATAATTATCTATTCTTGTTCCAAAAGTAGTCGCCGAAAATACGACGTGCAGTGACCAGAAGAGCCCATCTGTGCAATACGTCGCCAGTCTGGAACATTGACAATCTGACCTACAATTTCTATATCACGATAGAGTGCCTGAAATGGTGTGAGTATGAGGCCTTGATGCATTGTTACTGTAACTTCTTCATGATTATATGGCGTGAGAAACCGTTTCGGTTCTGATGTTATATAGAGTGGGCTACAATGACCGGCCTTAACGGGGCTCGTAATACGAACCAGGATGGCTTGCTTCTTACCTGCACAGACAAGTGTTGTACCAACCGGTAGCGACATAAGTAGAGTTGATTCGCGTGGGAGTGCAACCTTAAGTGGATCTGCCGCGAACTGGGCCACATGATCGGGCGTATGTGCAAATGGAATATGGAGCTTCTGAGCCTGGAGTACATGATCCAGTGTGTAGGTACCGGTGGCCCATGGGTTCTGTCGCACAAAATGGTTCGTTACAATATCTGCATTGGCTGGATTTGGTGTTGGTTCGTAGCAGGGTATGAGCATTAACAAAATAGAGAAGGGGGCGATTTAGATACGATCGCCTGTCACCTTATCGGCGACGGCCTTGATTAGCTGCGTGGTGAGCTGCTGTTGTCCAGCAGCCTTATAGTCGTGCGTGCACTTGTGTTCTTCAGGAAGGCGATGTTGGCTGCAGAATCGTTGATCACACTTGGTGCAGGCGAAATCACTGAGGGAGAGCTTCTTACGGCAGCACATGCAACGATTGGAGGATGTCATTCTGGGTGTGGATGGGGTTGGTCACATTGACTTTGCCTGCGTACAGGCACCCCGTCATTTTTGCCGGTGACCGGTAAGGTGGGATGATATGGGATGAGCCATGGATACAGTTTGCAACAGATCAGTCCGGTCCGACACGTGACTTCTGCACAACTCTGCCCCCACCTCCGCCACCATCGGGAGTTATCTTTGATTGTGTGCGATGCGAAGAGAGATCTGATCAGTTCCTAGTGGACTTTCAGGGTCTTGTGAGAACACAATGGCCTGTTCCTGTTCTACGAAAGCGACTGGCAGATGCTTGGATCGCAGCTGTATGGGCCCCAGGTGGTCTGCTAAAAGGAACATGTGTGCTACGCCCCTACAGAGGTATCTGGCTGCTTGAGTCATTAGCAGCAGAGAGAGGGCACGGTGGACCACTGATGCACACGGTGGTCTACTGGCTCTGGAAATATACGAATGGGCCATTCAAGCTTGGATTTCAGTGGGAGCTCACTGGAATGCAATATCTGGCTGCATGGTGGCGCGGCTGGCTGGCTGCAGAGGCGGCTCTTCAGTGGGGATGGGTCTGGCGACTGCCGTCATCTGATCCCTCAGGTTGCTCCTTCTGCCCTGGCACACATGTGCAGCTCGAACCACCCATCTTTGATATGCCGACACTTCTACAGGGGTCTGACTGGTCAGTTGTTGTATCTGATTCAGGGAAGCAGGATGGTATGGGGATTGTGCTTGCAGAATCAGGTGATGTTGATTGGAATTCCGTTGCCAAAAGAGGTGGCTGGGTTTCGTTGTGGATGCGCGCGACCTCGCGACCTGGGGGTGGATGGAACTGGACAGGAGAGTTTGTTGTTGTTGGACTTTTGAATCACTGGGGTCCAACTCCAGCACTCACGTGGATCACACCAGAGGTCTAGGTAGCGTTGTAGAACGTGTGGTGGTTACCATGCGGCCACGTATTGTAACTTGGGAGAGGCGGGATATCAAACTCGTTGGTGTTGTTGTTGCTATTGATGTTATTATTATCCTCAATGCGACCATCATTGAGCTCAGTGGGGATCTTGTTCTTATCCTCATCGCTCTCCTCCTCTTCCTCATCGCTCTCCTCCTCGCCCTCATCGGCATCCTCATCCTCACCCTCATCCCCCTCCTCCACACTAGAAGCCTCCAGACTCTCCTCCTCCGCGAAGAGATCATCCTCTGCTGCAGTCCAGCCATCAAAGAGCACATCAATCTGCTTCATGATGTTGTGTGCCTCCCAAGATAGGCGATTAGGAAGCAGACAGAAAGATGGAATGAGCGGCATATCAAACTGTACGACCTCAAAGGGGTCAATGTCCGCCGTCACCAGGCTGAGCATGCTGCTCAGATAGTTTGTCAACTGAGTCCGATCCATCACCTGACGGGTGGCCTTCGCATCATCTGCATAGTAACTGTAAGAGACAGAGACCTTGCGCTCACCGATGTAGGTGATACGGATGATATCATCCTTGGAGGAGTTCTCATAGTCACGCTGGAAACGCAGGCGAATGATCTTGGAGCTGGACATCGTACTTGGGCTTTGTGGTAGGCGGCGACCGGTCAACTTTGGGTCACCTACACAAGGCGCAGGTTACCCCCTGCCTTCAGATAAGCCTTCTCAACATCAATATAGTATTTTGCAATTGCTTCACGAGCGGTTGCAGCACGCTCATTCACATATGCCTCAGAAGATGCACCTGCAACAACACTTGGGTGCAGGCGTACTACTTCCTGCTGTGTCTCTGGATCTACAATTACGAGGATCAGTGAGTTTAGAATATCCCACATTTTACGCACATGTTCGCGGTAGAGTGCCTGCAACTCCTGAATACCTGCCTGCACCTCCTGGAATGCCACACGAGGAGTTTGACCCTGCTTACAGATAGCCATATTAGAGACATTTGTAATGCGCATCTGATCCAAGAACTTTGTATCACCAGGGCGCTCTAGCTTAGGGTTTGTACCGACACCATTGTAAAGTGATGATAGGTTATTAATGAATCTTTCCCACTCTGGGTCAAATTGTGTCTTTGAACGATCCTCAGAAAGGGCCGACCAGTCACGAATACTCAGAAACTGCAGTGTTGACCAGGGATAGATACGTGCCAGATTCGGCATTGTCCAATACTTATCTGTACAGATACCCGTTTGTACGGTACGATCGCGATTCTCAAGTGCGGCCAGCGTCGTTGCACGAACCGCCGCCGGTGAACTCTCAGCAGATACAGAACTGCGGAACATTTTCAGGGTATCGGTGATACTCTTGGCAGAAGAACTGGGGATATCAAAATCGGTTACGCCTGGAATCACCTGTGTGGTGAGTGGACGCAAGGCAACCTGTGGGGCACCTGTCACGGTACTTGTAGGTGGGCGCCACACCGCCTGGTGAGGAGCCGTTGGAACAATGCCTGTGGCAGTAGTAGCAGGGATTACCTGTTGCAAGATACCACCTGGACCCTGAATATACTGCGGCTGCTGTATGGTTCCTGGTGCATAAGACTGATAACCAGGGATATTTTGCGTCAAGAACTGTGGAATAGCATCAAAGATATACTTACTGATCATAGTCTTGCGATACTCCTGGAACACATTGTTGGCAATGTTGATATCATTGCGTGTCTCTATAATCTCATCGTTAGAGCCCTGTGTCCTTCTGAAAAGACGAAGAATGAGTTCCGTGATGTAGAAGGTTGGTGATGTTGTATTGAAAGATTTGAATACATTCTGATATAATATACCTGCACACCAAGGGATATTTGCATTGTCAACCAGGCGAATGGGAAGGATAGACTGTGGTGGGACATTGGGTGGCACGGGTATCTGGACAGGATTCAAGAATTGAATACGCAGTGCACCTGTAGGGAGGGGGGTAAAAGAGGTACTTGCAGTGGATTCTGTCTTTGCAGTAATAAATGCAAAGGTTGTAGGCTGCTCTGTACGATCAAATGTCAGATAATATTTAAAGTCAGTGGATTGAGGGAGACCTGGATTGCGAAATGGTATAGCAATTCCTGCTGCGGATTTATTTTCTTTTTCAATATAACCTGCAAGTGCCAGCCAGTCACGAATCTCAGGAATACCACCACCACGCTGCACAGCCCCACCCTTCTGTGCACCAATGCCAGTGATAGCCGTCTCACGGGAAGGACTTGCTACCTGGATAGATGCAAGACATGCTACTACTGTAGAAATCGTGCGTAACATTGTATCAATCATAGAGCGACAGATCTTCTTGCGCAACTCCTGATTTTCCATAGACTTACGGGGATTCTGATAGACTACTTCTGTGCGTTTCCCGCCATCATCAAATACGAATGGTAGCAGCTTCTTCTCCAGATTCTTACGGAGGAAAACTGCATAGTCGCCGCATACACCTGGACGTGCCAGATTGTTCACATCATAGATGTCAGGAGTACTCAAAATACGTGCGGCTACGATAGACAGTTTATCTAGATCTTTTGATAGACGTTGATCTACTGGAAATGGGTTTGCTATAGACCCCCCTGCGCTACTTTGACCGGCACCCATTATCGTAGTCGGCGATTTTACTGCAGGAGTTTCTCCTTCCATGGTTGTAATCGCTTCAGACACTTCTGAATGGTAACAGCACTGATGCCACATACACGTGCAATCTCTGCATTATCAATGGCAATGCCCATCTCAGTGCAGCAGAAGGAGATCACAGAAGCGGTCAGTGAGGGCGGTGTGTTCTCGGGGACAATTCCTAGATCATCGGCGCGTGCACATACAAGACGAACAAGAGACTCTAGATCGGCTGCCTTTGCGCGTGGGGCCGACAGGTTTGTGAGGAAGGGCTGAATGAAATCCTCGTAGGATGTGGTGCGTGTAGCGGTTTTCTGCCAGATTGCACGGCGCTGCATAGCACGTGCAGAGATCACATCGGCGGACTCCGCAACGGGTAGTTGTGCTGGCACCGCCTTATCTTTCTCCTTCTTGGCCGCTGGTACAGCATATGTATCTGTCATCTGGCTGCTTGTGCGAATGGCAAACAGATGCTGAAATTGCTTGATCCCCTTCGTTACCTGCTTGAGCGGAATGTTGAAGATGTCTGCAATATCCTTCGGCATACGAGGAGACTCGTGACGCTTCAGACTCTCCCAGAGACAGGCCGCCAGCATTGCATCACGTTGCCCTTGACCGCGACAGATGGCAGACGCGGTGAGCTGTGCATAGAGCTCCTTGGCTTCCTCCAGGATCGCCGTACTGATACCGGCATTTGTCGCGCGCACCTGGAGTGACTCAAACACCGACCAGAGAGTACGCTCACGATACGGCATTAGGTTCCACATATGATAGCGCTTGATGCGGCGCATTGTGGTGGATGCAGTGCCCTTTGAGAGGATCATTGTGCCCAGGCTGCTCTCGGGCATCAGATGATTCACAGGAAATCCACAACGGCTAGGATCAGCTCCACCACCACCAGAGTCACCGGAAAACCAACGATACTCAGCTGCCCACTCAAGTGGGATATCTATGACCGTGCCACAGCGTGTGCAGAGTACTTCGGCGCCAACAGTGTTTACCGCAGCATCATCCTCACAGGTGGGACAGGTGTGTGTTGTTTCAGGAAGATCAAGGGGCTCAAGCTCATCAGTCGTCGTCTTCTGTTTGAGCAAGGATGGCCATAAATCCGACATGCTACTGGCATCAGAGTGAAATAGGTTAGCGGTCACCTTTTGTGGCTACATATCAGGGGAGATGTCTGACGTTTCGGCAGGGCAGCCACCAACCGGTACAGAGCTTGACAACTACGGTTTCTTTGGCCCACAGTACTCTTTTGCTGATAACATACCGCTACCAGGCCAGATCGGTGTGCGCAATGAGTCATCTATCGGTGCCATTATTGATGCTGTTGCTGGCATCAACTTCTATGTGGATACGATCGCATTTGGTGGGCGCACTTTCTTTGACGAGCAGGACACGAAGCCGATGGGTCTCCGCTACTTTCTGAATACGGGCACGCGCTGTTCCAATGGTGCAACCATGTCCGAATATATGGATGGAGTACCCAAGGGTGATCTGCTGGGTGATCACGTCGCTGCTGCTTTGGCATCATCTGGTCTACCAGGTCTGAAGGGTCTTGCACCCGGTATATTGGAGAATGCACGCGATGCAATGGATCCCCGCCCTATTTTTGACGCTGTGGCGGGCACTGGCTATTCTGTTTGTCAACAGGTGATGTGTCCTGTGGGTGATACAAATGGTTTTATTATCAACCAGCAAAATGCCGCACAACCCTACATTCTAGATCCGGTACAATATGTGAATGGCATGCCATTTCAGACACGCTGGGTACAGGCATATGACTCTGATGATGATTCAATCACGATTTCAAAGGCAGAGTTTACAGCAACACCGAAGTGCTATAACGCCGATGGAACCTATATGGCACGCCCACCGGCAGGCTGCCCTGCAACTGCCCCAGCTGCAACATCGGGCCCAGGCGGATCGCGTTATCCTCTATGCACAGTTGTACAGCCGGCAACCATGCCACCGACGCTACAGTCAGAAGGCTTCACTGATAAGGATGAGGCTGTACGGATTGCAGCCGCTGCTGCTGTTGCTGTCCTAGGTGGGATTGCACTCTGGGCCATTGCGAAAAAGTGAGTGGCTGTATTTCATTGGTGGTGAGTAGGTACGATGTTGCGTCTTCTTATATGTGCCCTGGGTCTACTCGCGGGTTCAGAGGCAGCGACCAATGGCTATAAAGCGGGGCTGATTCGCACACAGCAGTATCTGCGGGGGTCACGGCAGACAACAAGTCAGAACGACTATACAGGGTTCTGGTTTGATGCATGGAAGGGTGTTCGTGGCGTGGATGTACTTGAACGGGTTATTGGAAAAAAGGGGATTGGACACATCAATGATGCACTGGCTGCAGGAATAAACGCTGTTGCAGCGGCTGCGAATCAGCACTATGTGCCGACACCCGTGAGTTGGAACTACCCAATGCATCGCACTAAGCCGTAGACTCATTCGGAATCCTCCTCTGAATCAAAATCATGGTAATACGGCACGCGAATAATCCGCCCATCCTGCGGGCAACAGTAGGTTGCTTGTGATTCATTCTCATAGGCACCATGGATTTTATATGCACCGGCGCCATCACTTGTAAAAATAATCCATACATAGCTCATCATGTTAGGATTATTTTGTTGCCGATTAGTTTAAGTACGAAGGTGAATACTATAGACACTACGTGTTAGCGAACGATCTACCTGTAGATTAAAAAATGTAAGGATTACTATACCAATAGAAATGGATACTATATTTCCTACAATAATATCACGTAATCTACTCATCTCACTAACATATGGTTTACTGGTTTAGACCACGCCCCGCTTCTTCAGCTGATTGTAGATAGTAACCGCCAAGATACCTGCTGCAACCTGTGCAATTATATAACTAATAGCATTATCCGTCGCAATACCACGATTATAGAGAGTCATCAAAGTAACCGCCGGGTTGAAATGACCACCACTGATCGCCCCAGCAAGGAACGCCAGGACGGCAAGTGTTGCACCAATAGCCCAGGGATTGCCCGTCGCCACGATCACCGATAGAAAAATAAATGTTCCTAAGAACTCTACGACTACGGCCAGGAAGTTCATTCTATTTTAAACGAAGAGAAAAGAAAGAAGAGAAGGAATGGCCACAAGGCGCGAACGTAATCAACACTATATACGCGATCAGTGTTGGGGGCATGTACTGTTTGAGTGTGGCGGTGATGCATCCAATGCAGGGTTGCTGGCATATGGGCATCGCCTTGAACACTGGTTAGCGCATACATCTGACCCCGATTCAAAAGAAGCGGCATTTGTCCGCTATAAGCTGTTGGTTATTGAGACTATTCTGGGAAATCAATCTGGTGCTGGATTTTGGAGCCCTTAAGGTCGGTCCCCTTAGCGTCGGTCCCCTTAGCGTCGGTCCCCTTAGCGTCGGTCCCCTTAGCGTGCAGCCTGATCTGCAATACTGCGGAGGCGCGACTCTGGCAGAAGACGACTAGAGATGTTCATTGACTCCAACTCCTGCAAGAAGAGCTTGTAGGCGTAGGGGATACGCACCTGACTGAACTCTGTGGTATTCCCGCAGCCCGTGCAGCGCCAGATATTGCGTAGCTTGTTTGCCACACCAATAAGGCCACACTCCTTACAGACATGCACCTCAAAGTTATCCGATGCCTCCATCATGCGCTCCTTCAGGAATGAAGAGGCACCATGGGCGATCATAACATCACGCTCCATCTCTCCAAAGCGGAGGCCACCGTCACGTGCGCGGCCCTCCGCCGGCTGACGGGTAAGCATCACCAGCGGGCCTGTGGACCTTGAATGGATCTTGTCATTCACCATGTGCTTCAGGCGCTGATAGAAGATTGGGCCAACGAAGATGCTTGTAGGCAACTGCTTGCCCGTATAGCCACAGTAGAGCACCTCATTGCTGCTAGGCTCCATACCATGCTCCTGTAGAATAGAACCCAAGCGCTCCATTGTCATATGCGCATTGAAGGGCGTGGCATCACCTAGGAACCCCAACTCACAGCCTACACGACCCAAGAGGGTTTCCAGCAGATGTGCAATTGTCATACGTGACGGAATTGCATGTGGGTTGATGATGATATCAGGCACAATACCACTGGCAGTCTGGGGCATGTCCTCGGGCTCCAAGATAAGGCCGCACGTACCCTTCTGACCGTGGCGCGACGCAAACTTATCGCCAATGACGGGGACACGCTCCTCACGCACACGGATCTTCACAAAGCTGTAACCCTCTCCATTCCGGCCACGATAGATGCGGTCCACATAGCCCGTCTCATTCGTACGCATGAGCTTAGAGGAATCACGGAAGCGCTTACCACCCGCCGCCTCCACAGCCTGTGCAGCGGCCACCGATGACATTGCCTGGAGAGCAGCATGGTTGATGCCCGCCATTGCAGCACCATCTGCACCACGGAGACGAATCGGCGCCACCTTGCCGATCAGCACATCATTCTGATTGACATAGGTGTTCTCAGGGACAATACCATCTGCACCGAGCTTCTCGTAGTTTGCCAGCTTCATGTGGCGCGTGGTGGCCGGATTTGGGCGACAGAAGCGCTCCTCCTCACCAGACGCCTGATTCTTCTTCTCCTCATCCTTGTACGTGCGATAGAACTCCGAACGGAAGAGACCACGGTCCAGAGATGCACGATTGATCATCACGGAGTCCTCCTGATTGTAACCTCCATACGTCATGATTGCCACCACGATATTGTAGCCAGATGGCATACTCTGTGCACGATAGAAGCGGCTCATGTGCGTAGAGGCCAGCGGCACATTGGAGTACCACAGCAGGTTTGCCATGGTGTCCATGCGCTCACGATGATTGAGTGCATACATACCCATCGCCTGCTTGCCCATGGCCGACTGGTAGGCATTACGGGGTGCTTGATTGTGATCAGGGAAAGGGATGTTGGATGCCATCGTACCCAGGATAACACTAGGGTGAATCTCCATATGCGTATGTGCATCCGTCAGCTCATCGGGTCCCATCGCGATATAGAAGTTCTCTGTCTCCATCGGGTCAATGTACTCAATCAGACTGTGACCACCAGAAGAGCGCCACTGCATTACATCATTCCACGCATATGTGGTAGCAGCAACCGTACTGGATCCGCTGAGCCAGGGAGGACTAACCGTAGGACCACCTGCCAACATCTCTCGCATTGCGGCAGCGTTCACAACAGGCCGAATCAGACGACCACCCTCCGTATTGATCCAGATCTCACGACGGGCCGGCTTATAGGTCACACCGGTGTGCGGATGGATTCGCCCGCGACGCTTGGCAGAACGAATCTTTTCTGCGGCATCTGATGCACCCTTTGCATCCACTGCTAGAACACCGATCCAGGCGCCGTTAATAAAGACGCGCACATGCTGGTGCAGCTCTAGGTGCGATACATCGCCAAGGTTCTTCATCTGCAGAACATCATACAGGAAATCCACAATCGGCTCAGGGCTGATCGGTAGTGAGACCTGTGCGGTACTGCTCAGATTCTTCACCACTCCCACTGCATGACCCTCTGGCGTCTCAGCCGGACAGATGAACCCCCACTGCGTATTGTGCAGCTTGCGAGGTGCCAGAAGCTTGCCGGTCTTCTCAATTGGCGTACTCACGCGGCGCAAGTGAGAGATACCAGAGAGATAGGTGAGACGGTTCATCACCTGCGAGATACCGGCCTTCACACCCATCTTGCCACCCACGAAGTTGCCCGTTGCCAGGGAGGACTTCATGCCGATCGTGACGATCGTGGACTTCAGGATCTTGTAGATGTTAGAGGGATTGATGATGTCCTCAATCTTGCCACTGGACTTCCAGAAACCGTTGTGGATCTCCTTCGTCAGGCTCGTCTTCATATCCTTGATCACCTTCGTGCCGAAGAGATAGCGGAACAGATTGCCCATCAGATTGCCGGGCAGCTCCACCTTCTTATTCGGATATGCATCACGGTCATCATGAGGTACACGACCGCTGAACACATCAAGCACCTTCTTCGTCATGTAGGCAATGAAGGAGGCCTTCTCATAGAACATGTCACCGCCACCCACATGCGGCAGACACTCCTCTGCCAGAATCTCCCGCACAGTCTGTGTACGGGGCGGCTTGGCGTTCTGCAGCGTGTTCGCAGAATACGACTCACGGGATCCACCACCGCTGCCCAGATTGGCAGAAAGCCACTCATGTGCCTTCTCCTGTGTAGTGATACCAGCAGCATCCTCAATGCACTCCTGCAGGATCATCGCATAGGGTGTATCCACAGACCCACAGATCTGCTCAATGATCTCCTTGTCGGACCCCATACCCAGGGCACGGAGCATCACAAAGAGCGGCACCTCCGCCTTGATGCGGGGACAGGTCACAATGATGTGTTCGGGCGCAATGGCATTCTTGGCATGCTGCACAATCTTCACGGCCAGCGACTTGGGAGCACCCTCATTATCAGGGCCGATAGACTTGATCTCAATGACCTCCGACTCCTTGTTGCGCACCTTGTTATTGCGGAAGACAAAGGGCACATTCTCAGACATGCGCTCCTGGCTGATGATGACACGCTCTCCACCCTGGATGATGAAGTAGCCACCGACATCCTCGGAGCACTCACCGAGCTCACGGGGAGTCTTCTCTGGTGTATCAGAGAGAAGACAGAAGTTGCTACCCACCATCACGGGGATGCGGCCCACCTGCACATGGGGCAGAGTACGCTGGCAAGTCTGCACGGCTGCCTCTCCACCGATGGCAGAGGGAGTGCGCATGGTGTACGTCGCGATGATGTCCGTATAGACCGGTGCCGCATATGACATATTGCGCAGGCGCGCATCATTGGGATACATCGGCGTAACGGCACCGTTGTTCTCAAAGATGGTCGGCTTACGAATCTGCACATTGGCGAACTCAATGCAGACCTCCACCTCACGCGGAGGCGGTGCCATTGCATCAGGGGCTGCCGCTTGCAGAAGAGGCCCACCCGGCTTCGTAGTGTTAACAGGTGTCGTGCCATCCTCGGCACCCTCCACGGAGACACGAATTGCGGTGCCAGCCGTACCCGCTGCTGCGCGAGTGGTGCCGACGAGGTTGAGATCCGGCGAACCTGTGACACGCACGGGACAAGATCGCAGAATCGTTTGCGGGACCTCCACATTCATGAAATGATTGAATGAGGCGATCTGGTGATAGACAATCTGACGATTGTCATGTTGAGCGAAATAGAGCTCAAGAATGTTACGGTATCCATCCATCGTACTTGGGCTACCCTGGGTGGTTGGGCGTGGGTCACCTTTGGCTGAAGACATCCCTATGTATGTTTACATGGATGCTTTAAACCGTGGGCCCACAATAGAAGGATGTCTGCACTGGAACCTGAGATAAAGGAGGTATCTATGGATGTGGGTGCTACGCCAATGGAGGGTGGTGCCAAGACACGGCGTCGTGGTGGTAGACGGAGAGCCAAGACCCAGAAAGCAATGGAGACACAAGAGGGCGGATATGCCATGACGGTTGAGAAGGCATCTGATATGCCTGTACAGCAGCAACAACAGCAACAACAGCAACAGCAGCAACAACAGCAGCCTATTGTTAATCCCAAGATAGTGCATGGTACTACTTCCAGCCTAGCTCCTCAAACAGGTGGAGCCAAGCCTCCTGTGGTAGTGATTGCCCCTGCAAAGAAGAAGCCATCTAAGGTGATGTTTGTCCCCAAAGAGAAGAAGGCAGTTGCCCATGGCACTAGTCGTGTAATCCCCAAGAAGACATTCAAGGCTAAGCGAGTGCGCGTGATTATTGATAATACCGCCAAGACACAGAAACAACGCACACAGACACTTGGTCGTATTGACGCAATGACAGAGGATCAGTTGCGCGGTGCTGCGGTATCCGCGCGCTTATCCCGTCGTGAGACCGTTGCAAAGGTTCCAGTAGAGCTGCTGCGTCAGATGCTCAAGGACTACCAGTCTATGCGTGGCAATATGCTTTAACAGAACATGTTTAGTTCGTCAGCGACCATGCGATCCAGCTCTGGAACAGACACGGCCCTGTATGGAAATATCACCGTTTTGAAGAACATGAGTTCATAGAGCCCCAACAGTGTGACCAGTGCCAGATTTTCTCCCACTAATTTGCGCCATTTGATAGGCTGGTGGACTGCAGGTATCCATGATGCAGCTGCAAGTGATCCAAAGAGACCCGCTACACCGGCAAAATAAAGCCAGCTATTCTGCTGTAGCCCCGTATTGAAGGTAGAACGCCCTGCTGCAGCTAGTGCACCCTCTGCATCAAGTTCTGTCCTATTAAATAGATACGTGACAAGATCATGTGTTATAAGTCGCTGTTCTGCTGTCATATTCATGCATGTGGCCGTCACCTTTCCTGAATAGGTGTTGATCAGATCTACCAACGCTGAGTCTTCAGAAGTAGAGATCACCTTCCAAAAAAAGAGTGTTTCAAACAGGCTGATTAGCATGAGGTGAAATGAGAAGCGTATTGCCCATCTGTGAGCTATCTGTATGCGACGCTTACAACTGGCGGATCTCTGGATCTCTGTTGGTGATGGTGCCTCAAACTCGAGTGGTTGCAATTTCGTAGGTGATGGCGGAGGAGATGCCTGTATATCTTCAAGGATGAGCGGCTTCAGATTGGAGGCCACCCGCGGAATATGCATATGACTCTCTGAATATGAGATGGGCCGACCGTAGTGCAAAGGTGATTGTGCCATGCTGCACCCCTTACCGGGGTACGATGATTTACAGTCTTAATGATTTCCGCGTTGAGGGTGGGTTCCTGCGAATTGATATCGAGTCACATAACTACGCACTGCGCGTCAGTGCGATCAGCACCATCACCATTCGTTATTATCCAAAGGAAAACAACTGGGAGCTCACTCTGCGCGTTGATGGGCACCGCTACTACTTCACCTTTGCAGAAAACCCATCTGCCCTTATGGGGATGCTCACGCAGTGACCTAAAGCCGGCGACCAGTTACTAGGGTAAGGGGTAAGCAATATGAGTGCTTCAACAAAGCCGATGTATCGCAAGTACTACGATGTTTGGTCAGAACATCGTGCAAAATACGGGGCCAAGGTGGCTCTGCTCTATCAGGTTGGCGGATTCTTTGAGATCTATGATACAGAGAATCTGACAACGGGAACTACACAGGCGAATATTCGTGAGATTGCCGAACTCTGCCAACTGTCGCTGACGGTGCATCCAATTGAGGGCACTGACACACAGACACTCTTTGGTGGATTTCCTGAGCACTCGCTTGGGAAGTTTGAGAAGATTTTGGTACAGGCGGGTTTCACGGTGGTAGTCGTGACCCAGCGTAAGGGGGTTACCGGTGCAGTGGAGGAACGTGTAGTGGATCACATTGCCTCCCCTGGCTGCTATGTGGAGGGTGCAAAAGAGCGGCGACTGGTTGGGTGTCTGTTGGAGTCACTTGGTGATGGTATGGCGGCTTTGCGTCGTGTCTACTGGGCTGCAGTAGCACTGGATGTTGCAACTGGCCGTATCTGGTTTGCAGAGGGTGTGGATCGTGACCGCCTCCACCAGTTCCTTTGTGTGCATCCTCCATCAGAGCTAGTGCTCTGGTCGGATGGCGGACCTTCGGCCACCCACTGGTCGGATTCCCTCAAGGCTGCATGTAGTGCAACCCATCTGCGCTGCCTGACACCGGCATCTGTCGCCATTGAGGAGGCAACCCTGGAGGAGTTCTGGAGTAACAGTCGCAAGCGATTGGATTGGATGGCCGTGCAGCCACAGGCGCGCCGCTGCCTAGCCGCCCTCATGTCTTTTGCACGAGAGCATGTTCCATCTTCGCTACGCTCCCTCGGTCTACCAGAGAGTTGGGTGCCAACAGGGGAGGTGCGCCTTGGCAATGCCGCACTAGAACAGCTGGGGCTTCTCTCACTAAAAGGGTCTGGAAGCGACTCTGACAAACAGAGTCTCCTAGGCCTCATGGATCAGTGTCGGTCTGTTGCAGGGCGCCGCCTCATGCGTTCACGACTTCTGCGCCCCATCACCGATATCACACAACTGACACAGCGCCTGGATCAGATTGACCGTGCAAACGCAATGATGAGCAACTCTGATGCTGTTGCTACGACCGAACGGTCGCTGCGATCTCTGTACGACATGTCGCGCCTATTCCGTAAGCTGGAGCTTGGTACGGCAACCATAGGCGATATGGGCTGTCTGCTGCGATCTTATGAGGCTGCCTCTTCCCTGTTAAGCATCTGGTCACCAGAACCTTCTGAGATGCATGACTATCTGGGGTGGATTGCAGTGCGCTGGAATACCGCTGCGACCACTGATTTGGCACGCTTGGGAGAATCAGTACCTGTCTCTAAGTTGCCATGGGCGGCAGGGGTACATCCAGCAGTAGATGCCAAATTTGCAGAGGGGTCTGCAATTCGTCGTGAAGCAGAAATGCTGTGTCGTGAGTGGTCGGGTAAGGGGCGCGGAGAACAGCTCTATCTGGACGATGCAGAGGGTGGTGGATTCCGCATCACGGGCACAAAGAGACGGATCTCTGCTGTACAGGCATCCCTACGTGATGAAGGCGACACCACGGCAACTCTTACAACCTACAAGTCCTCTGCAGTACTAGAGACTGCTGGGCTAGAGGCAATCTCATCTCGTCATCGCTGCTGGATGCGATCATGGAACTCTGTTTGGACAGATGCATGGTCTGCTGCATGTGCGGAGATCGTGAAGCGTGGGTCAGAGACCCACCGATCTATTGAGGCATGGTGTGCTGAGATTGATCTAGCATGGACTGTCGCACGCATTGCAAAGGAGTGGCTCTGGGTTCGCCCAACATTTGATGCAGCGGTATCAGAAGGATATATTGATGTTACCAAGCTCCGTCATCCAATCTTGGAACGCATTCAAAGTCAGGGTTCTCCCTATGTGTCACATACCATTGCACTTGGTGTTGACGGATCTATGTCATCTCGCTCCGGCTTTCTTCTCTATGGTATGAATGCCAGCGGTAAGTCGTCGCTGATGAAGGCGATCGGTCTATGTACTTTGCTAGCACAGTGTGGATTCCCCGTGCCTGCTGCTAGTTGCCGTATAAGCCCATTTACCTCCATCTTTACACGCATCCTCGGCAATGACAATCTCTGGGCGGGTCTCTCTTCCTTCGCCGTGGAGATGACGGAGTTCCGCGAGATCCTCCGCTTTTCGGATGAGCGATCTTTGGTGCTCGGCGATGAACTCTGTTCAGGCACGGAATCACTCTCGGCAACTGCACTTGTTGCAGCTGGTGTAGAAACATTGGCAGGGCGGAGAGCCAAGTTCGTGTTTGCCACACACCTACATGAGCTGGCAACACTGCCAGATATTGCCGGACTGGCAGCAGTGAAGGCTGTGCATCTGAAGGTGCACTATGATGCGGCCGCAGATCGCCTTGTCTATGATCGGCACCTGGCACCAGGTGCTGGTTCGGCTTTGTATGGGCTGGAGGTCTGTCGTGCACTTGATCTTCCCACTGGCTATCTTGATCGTGCCACGGCGATTCGCCAATCACTGGCCGGCTGGACTGCCCCCACACAGTCTGTCTACTCAACTGCAGTGGCGGTTATGAAGTGTGGTGTATGTGGTTCCAGTGCTGGCCTAGAAACTCACCATATCCGCCCACAGGCAGATGCAGAGGCTGCAAAGGTCGAGGGCTTTGACCTGAATGCCCCTGGCAACCTGGTATGTCTCTGTGCCGGATGTCACGACGATCATCATGCCGGGCGACTTACAATTGAAGGTTGGCAGGATACATCTGCTGGTCCACGACTTGTCTGGAGACACACAGATGGTGGCGGAGGTGCTGCTAGCCCATCAGAAGAGGTGATTGCCTGGATTCGTGATCAGCGCCGCCTGAAAGTCCGCATTCCCACAATTCAGAGGATGGCCAAGCAGATCTTTGACGTAGAGGTTACAGACAAAGAAGTACGCGGTATCCGACCATAGAGGCATCCCGGTTTGGTACCAAAGTTTACACGTAGGTGCGCAAACCACCAGCCATGATAGCAATGATCATTCCAATGCGCTGTACAAACTGCGGAAAGCTGCTGGCCGACAAGTGGCTCGCCTACCAGGCACGCCTGCAGAAGGCACAGGGTGATGCTTATGGAAAGCGCACCTACTTTGATGGCTCTTCTGTGCCCGAGACTAAGGAGAAGCAGGTGATGGATGAACTCGGTATCACGCGCTACTGCTGCCGCAAGGTGCTGTTGACGCATGTGGACCTGATTCCAAAGATGTAATGATAGGATAGAGGATGGATTCGTTATTCAGTGGGTTTCTGCTCTTTTTGGCCGCCATTACGGCGCTCCTGACATACATGATTATCCCTGACATCCCGGTTATTGTGCTGTCATCAGGTGCGGCGATCGCATTGGCAGCTGGTGTCTGGTGGCACTGGTCCCATTTTGCTGTGGATTACCGTATGAGCACCTGGCAGGAGCAGCTCCGTAGCTATGCCAGCTGGGTCCTTGTATTCGTGGTGATCCTGCTCTCTTATGCCTTCTACACATTCGGCTGGAGCGCATCGTCACTACAGGGCTATGCCGCACAGGCAGGGCAGGCTATCCGGTCTGCAGGTCGTGCTGTATCATCGGCCAGTACCCGGGTTAGCAGCAATATCTTTGCATCATCGGGCTCTGACCTACCTGAACCGATGGAACGGAGAGAATCCACCCCATCATTGAACCTGTCATCATTGAATCGCTCTGCAAATCGCAATGCAGCGAATTTCCTTGCATAAAAAAGAGGGATGACGACACGTAGGGCGACTCGTAAGACACGCATGCGTCTGACGCGAAGCAGTCGTAGTGTGATGTCTGTGGAGGCGCTGCACGCCTCTTTTGAGAAACTGGATGAAAAGCTGCGTGCTCTTGTAAAACGCTCTAGTACGGATTCCGAGCTGTCACAAACGGTGGCGCGTCTCTGGCGTGAGCAGTTTCATACGGAGCTCTCTGGACCCGCGATCAAGGGAATGTTGAGCCACTATCGCGCAACATATGGAACACGCAAGACACGTAAGGCACAGCGTGGTGGTATGGCACCGCTGGATCACACGATGGGCCAGGGCATTGGTGGTGCCGTATATGGCCGTTTCCCTCTTGAGATGGGAACAACGCCACAGGTGGTTCGCGCCCTTGATATGGAGCGTTTCTTTGAGAGTCCCATCAGTCGCAGCTGTGACTCTACGGGTGGGTCTGCCCCTCCCTTGCAGACAGGTGGTGGATTCTTCACTTCCTTGAATCTAGGAAATGCTCCCTTCTCTGTACCAGAGAATGGGTTACAGAAGGGTGTTGCTACGCTTGCCGGTGTTACGTCAACCGAAGGTAACCCATCCCCCGTCTCAGCCACTGTTAAGGAGTACATCCCTTCCTATACACCCATTGCAACATCAGGTATCTCAAACATATCATCTATGCAGCCGCTCTATCACCCTTATTGATGTATACACACACATGATATCTGGCCTTTCCTCAGGTTAAAGCAGAGGCCAAATTTCACCTCAACCAATAGTGATGGCAGCCGAATCAATGGACTCTCTCAGTAAGGAGGGTCTCCATTTTATGGAGAAGTACTTCAGCGAAGTGGACTTCGCACCGACCCGGCATCACATTGACAGTTATGAGAAATGTATGTTTGATGAGATTCCCACTATCATACATTCTACAAATCCTCTGGTATTCATGAAGTCACCGCTAAATGAGGAGGGTACCGTGTTCGCGTATCGTGTGGAACTGTTCATCGGTGGGGAGGCGACATCTGCAGATCAGCTAGCACTGACATTCTCTCCTCCTGTTGTTACTCTGGATCAGGGAAATACGATTCGCCGTATGTTGCCAAATGAGGCCCGTCTACGCAATCTAACATATTCAACACAGATCAATGCCGATATTCAGGTACGCGTGACATTTACGGAGCCTAACCCCGATGTACCCGGTACATTTAAGACACGTGTGGAGACTGCACCCGTTATCAAAGGTTTCCCTCTCTTCCGTATGCCGATTCTGTTGCGTTCCCGCCTGTGTCCCACCGGTGTGGCGGATCCCGCACGTCTGGAGGAGATGGGCGAGTGCCGCAATGACTATGGCGGCTACTTCATCATTGGTGGCGCGGAGAAGGTGCTGATCACGCGCGGCGAACAGGCATTCAACTCCCTCTATGTGGAGAAGAAGCCAAATGCAGATGATAAGATTGCGGCATATGCATCTGTTGTCTCTCTCCATCCTGAGACAAAGCAGACACGTCGCGTAGCACTCTCTATGATGCGTGGTGGTGAGATTCGTGTATCTGTACCGATGATCCGTGCGGCTTTCCCGTTGTTTATCCTCTTTAGGGCAATGGGTATTGAGACAGATGAGGAGATTGTGCGCATGATTTTCCCTGATGTCAATGACCCCATCTCCATGCAGCTGCAGGAGGTTCTCGTGGATTCCATCCAGGACGCATACCCTATTTTCAATCGCTACACCGCCATCAAATACATCAAGACACTGACCAAGGGGTTCTCAGAGGAGCATGTGTTGGATATCCTGAACAATCTGATGTTGCCCCATGTGCCGAATGAGCCGATGGCACGAGCCCAGTATCTGGCAGAGATGGCACGTGAGATGATCCGTGCACATGCCGGTCTGCGTGGCAAGACAGATCGTGATGATATGCGGAACCACCGTTTCATGCCCACAGGTACACTCGTGCGGGAACTCTTCAATGGCTGCTGGAAAGACTGGCGTGCAGCGGTGATCTTGTCCGTGGATAAGACCTATCGTGCGAATGAGCAGGCGTATCAGGGATCCTCCGTGTTTGATCTCTTTGCTGAGGGCAATCTGACCGCACTTCTTCAGCCACAGGTGCTAAACACGGCGATCATGCGTGGATACCGTGGAAAGTGGGGCACGAATGAGTTTAACACAAAATCCGGTGTACTCCAGCCACTCGCGCGTATCTCGTATCTGGATGCGACATCGCACACACGTCGTGTGGTGTCTGATTTTGACACCGGTATGAAGACCACGGGGCCCCGTAAGTTGAACACATCACAGATCGGCTACTTCTGCACATCAGAGACACCGCAGGGTGCACACATCGGTGTTACCAAGAACATGTCCATGATGACCCAGTTCTCATTCAGTGTGCCCGTGAAACCTGTGTATGACTGGATGCGACTCAAGGGTGGCCTCATTCCTGTAGCTGAAACCACTGCGGCGATTCGTGCCTCTGCAACAGTCGTACAGGTGAATGGCGGCACGGTTGGTTTCACGTTAACACCTCGTGAACTGGAACGCGTGCTTAAGCTGATGAAGTGGAATGCATGCCTATCACCCACAGCATCCATCGCATTCAATACAACAGAAAAGGTTCTGCGCGTAAGCCTGGATGAGGGGCGACCCATACGCCCTCTCTGGCATCTGAATAAGGAGGGTTCGGCATTCTTGGATCGCTTACCAGAGCTGAAGGAGACACGTTGGCGTGATCTGGTGCTCGGTACACTGCCCGCTACGGCTGATGCAACTCTGCGTTCCACTCGTTTCCTGGACCCCCTTGCAGATAATCCTGCAGCCACATTTGCCGACTATGAGGAGCTGCTGAAGACAACGGCTGGCTTCATTGAGTACTGTGACCCTGTAGAGATGAATGAGAATTACATTGCATGGTGGGGCGGCGACGACCTGACCACGGATCACACACATTGTGAGATTCATCCCAGTTCTATGACCGGTGTATTGGGTTCCATGGTACCGTATTCCAATCACAACCAGGCACCGCGTAATCAGCTATCCTGCTCACAGAGTAAGCAGGGCATTGGCTATATGTCCACCAACATTCAGAATCGTTATGATACGTATTCCCACATGTTATGTTATGGAGAGTCCCCCATTTCTCGCACATTCATGTTTGAGACACTCGGCAATGGTGAGATGCCGTATGGTACGAATGCAATCATCGCTGCTACATCTGAGTCGGGCTACAATCAGGATGACGGTCTCATCATCAACAAGGATTCTGTAGCGCGTGGTATGTTCCGCTCTCTGGCATTCCGCAGTTACGAATGTGCAGAGGAGGTGGATCCTCGTACGAAGGTGCACAGTCACATCGCAAATCCAGCTGCAGTGCCTGCATGGAGCAACCTGAAGCCAGGCTGGGACTACTCAAAGCTGGATGATCGCGGTATCATTCGTGAGGGTGAGTATGTGGATGATTCCACTGTGATTGTTGGGCGGTACATGGTGATCCCTGACACACATGAGATTAAGGATAGCTCTGTGACACCTGGACTCTATACACAGGGGCGTGTTGACTCTGTAGTAGTCCTACACCAAGGAGACGGACATCTGTTAGTCAAAGTGCGTGTGATTGAGATGCGCGTGCCGGTCTTGGGTGATAAGTTCTCCTCGCGTCACGGTCAGAAGGGTACGATCGGTATGTTTGTGGCGGCAGAGGATATGCCACGCACGGCGGATGGTATTGTCCCAGATGTGATGGTGAACCCTGGTGGTTTCATCTCACGTATGACAGTCGCCCAGCTGGTAGAGATGGTGGCTGGGCGTGCGGGTGCAGAGGTGGCGGCAAAGTTCAATGCAACTACGTTCTGCAATGGCGGTGATTTCGTGCAGCAGTTGGGTGATATTCTGCAAGCAGTGGGTGCACAGCGCGGTGGCGATAATGTGCTCTACTCAGGTGTTACGGGTAAACAGATCCGCACAGACATCTACATGTGCCCCCTGTACTTCATGCGTATCAAGCACTTGACGGATGATAAGGTGAACGCGCGTGGTGCCGGTCGTCGTGAGATCCGCACCCATCAGCCGACAGGTGGACGTGGTAATGAGGGTGGTCTGCGTATTGGTGAGATGGAGCGCGATTCGCTGTGCGCGCACGGTGTATCATGTTTCTTGCAGGAGTCCATGATGAAGCGCGGTGATGCAACGGAGTTCTGGATCTGTAACGGATGCGGTCGTATCCCGATTTACAATGAACAGGAGAAGCTGTTTGTCTGCCCCACATGCGACGGGCCCCTGCAGTTCTCGGGTGTCACTCCTGAGACACTCACAATGCAGCTGCCTACAAAGCATTCACGTGCCACGTTTTCCAAGATTGCCATGCCGTACACTATGAAACTGTTGGATCAGGAGTGGACATCGCTGAATAATACTGGGTTCCGCTTTGTAACGGCGGGTTCTGTATCGCGACTCCGCGATGCGGATTGGAACTGGCCATCCTTTGATGTGGAGTTCAAGGCAGAGGGTGCGCTGAAGGAGGGCGCGGCAATTGCTCCTGAAGCAACAGCCGGAGAGGCAGAAGAGGTTGAAGAGGGTGGCCTAGAGAAGGTGAAGCAGAAGGAAGGAGGCAGTTCTGTTGCCGGTATTGCGGATCAAGTAGCGGGTGAAGAGGGGGCTATGGCAGTGATGTCATCGGCTGCACCAACGCCTGCTGGGCCAGCACCTGTAAAGTTCCATCCCAAACTCGCCAATGGATTTATCGGTCTTACAACATTTGCCACGGCACCTATGCGCATGGATGGTGAGCAAATCCCAGCACCGGATGGCACAGCATATCCCGCCTTTGGTGCCGATCCCGCCCAGCAGACATGGCCCACCGTTGAGCATTACTACCAGGCGATGAAGTTCCCACAAGATCCTGATTGGCAGGAGTCTATTCGTAGTGCACACACACCGGCGCGTGCTAAGAAGATGGGCCTTGATCGGGCGCATCCTGTGCGCGGTGACTGGGATCAGATCAAGGAGAAGGTGATGAAGAAGGCACTGATGGCGAAGTTCCGTCAGAATGCCGGTCTATTATCACTCCTACAGACAACAGGAGATCGCCCCCTGATGGACGCGTCGCCGGGTGACCTGTATTGGGGTGCCGGCACACGTGGCAATGGCAAGAATCGTCTGGGCGCTCTCTTGGCCGAGGTACGTACAGAGCTGAAGGATGTGCGTCCGGATGAGACACTGCTTCAGGCCGGACCCGCTACTATTGCCGAGTCGGCGGGTGATGATGAGGATCTAGTGAATGGCCCCGCCAACTATGTAGCAGAGGCACAGGAGGTAGTAGCCGCAGCGACAGGTGGTGTTGTACAGATGATGGGGGCTGGTGAACAGATGATGGGCGCAGGTGAGCAGGCAGCAGAGGGTGAAGTTGTGCCTGCTATTGAGGAGGCTCCCGCAGATGCAGCTGCCGCTGCTGCGCCACTACCAAAACAGGCGGGAGGTGGTATTGGTGGATCGGGTATCTACATGATCATCAACCCACAGATGGGTGGAGATCGCCCAGTGTCCCGCCGCTCTCGCGCTCGCCGACACATTCAGTGGGCCGGTATGCCTGAAGCACAAGAGGGTGGTGGGCCAGGGCTTGATGATCAAAGTGAAATAGGAGGAGGTCCTGCTGCCTCTGGTCCCACAGAAGTAACGGTAGAGAAACTTCAGTAAGGAAGACTGCGGATCACCCCCAAACTTGACATTGTACTACCCCAAGTAGAGGGTGAGTACAATGGCAACCGAAAAGAAGACATTTTCTAGTTCACTGGAGCCGGGTGTTGCGGACATCCTCCTCCGCAGTCGTCAGACCACCTTGGATATCCTGGAGGATCGCGGCTATGACACGACCCCATATCGCAACATCGCACCGGAGCAGATTCTAACACTTGCAGAGGGTCATTCCCGGGCGCTTGATATCTATGTGAAGAAGCGGGAGGGTTCCGCTGCACCGTGTGAGCGTGCTGTCGTAACATACTCACTGCAGGAGCGTATTCGCCTGAAGCTGGGTACATTTATCCCCGATCTCTTCAAGGCACCCGCAGATGGTACGCCTGCCACTGCCGTTTCAGAGGAGGATGATGTGATCGTGATTCTGAATGAGCCGTATCACGAGGCGTTTGACAAGAAGGCACTGCAGATGTGGCAGAGCAGTAAGATTCGCCTCACCTTCTTCCATATTAAGCAGGTGGTAGTACATCTGGGTCGCCATGTACTTGTACCGCCTCACCGCAAGCTCACCGTGGATGAGTCCAAGGCGGAGATGGCACGCTGGCACGTGACCACGAAGTCGCAGCTCCCGCTGATCAAGCACAGTGATATCCAGTCACGTATTATGGGGCTTGTGCCCGGTGACCTGGTGGAGATTCTGCGACCCAGTCCCACGGCGGGTGTCGCACGTTTCCTGCGCATTTGCGCCGCCTAAGTTAGGGGAACATGCCGTGGACTGACCAACAGCAGCAGGCAGCCGATGCAGCTATTACCGGCTATATTGAGGAGTATGTGGGCAAACTTTTTGAGTGGGGGTCTGCTACACAGAGTGGAAATGCAGCACAGGGGCAGGCTGCTGTAGAAGACGTGTTACGCCGCTGGCGCAGCTATACAGAGACACTGCAGGCTCAGGCCCTTCAGTCGGTAGATGAATCACAGACAATGGACAAGCTCCGTGAGGTAGTATCATCGATGAACGATGAGCGGGCACTGCTCAAGCGGCTACAATCAGAGGCCGGCACCAGAGTAGAACAAGCTGACTCTGTAAATCCCAAGGTGACAGAATCGCCGTATGTGAACATCCTGAAGATGCAGCGGACCTTCAGTGGTGCTGCCCGTACAGGAATCTTGATCGCAGCAGTTGTTATTGGTCTGTTAGCACTTGGTGGCCTCGGATTCCTTGTCTATCGGGTAGCAACTACAGGTGCCATTGTACAGATGGGGTATCAGGCACCGACTACCATGACTGGCGGCGGTGGCAGTAGAAGATAGTAGCACTCAATAGAGGACAATGAGCAATCCAGGTTTTGTTACAAATCCACCTGTTGCAATGCAGACAGTGGATATGCAGCGTACTCCCGTCTATGATGGGGCATCCGGTTTGCATTACTCGGGGAAGGTCTATATGAATCAGTTTGAGGAGTTATCCATTGATCTTTGCAAGGAGAAGTCGGTACCCCTCAAGGCGGTGGATGATATCATGAAGGATGGTGTCAGTTCACCGGACCTACCTGTAGACCCGACCACCAATCGTATCAGCTCCCAGTCTCTGCAGGCACATGTGCAAACTCTACAGAATGCCGGCAAGGTACCCGGTCAGTATCCGAATTTTGAGGAGCAGATGAAGCATGATAAGGGATTCCATGACCGTATCCGGGCAGAGTACTGTTTCTATGAGGCACGTTATTCTACGTCACTGGATCAGTTCCTGAATCTGGCATCCCGTGAGAACAAGAAGGCCGATGATGTAGATAACTGGTTAAATAAGACTATCGCATTGAACAAGCGTCTCAACTCTCTGCTGGAGATTCTGAATCACGTGGCCAATGATCGCGCATCGCGGGTAGATCAGCGCAACCCAAAGCTGGATGAGGCGAATAAGGCTCTCCATGCGAAGATCTCTGTACTCCAGAAGCAGCAGGAGTTCTTGCAGAGCAGCGATGTGCACACCCGAACGCAGGAGGAGATGATGCGCTACTCTGCAGAGAAGAGCAAGGCTATGAATGTGCAGATCATGTTCTTTGTGGTGCTGAATGTGATTGCACTGGGCACTGTACTTACTGTCTATAAGGAGTCACGATAAACGAAGTGGACGATGAGCGAAGTGGATGATGAGCGAAGTGGACAATAAACGGAGGGGATTGCATAAAATACGTGTGTCAAAATAGATGAGCAACCCCGCACTGATCCAACAAGATATCATAAATCTGCAGGACATTGAGAAGGTCCAGTTCCTGCAGACTTTACAGTCGGATCCGCAGAAGTATCAGCAGTATATCCAGGAGAAGACTGGTCGCGTCAAGACAGAAACACTGGATGCCAAGCGTGCAGCGTTCGCCAAGGTGTCTGGCGATATGGCACGTCTGATGGATATGGATCACAACAGTATCGCCGCCCTGGACCGCACGAATGATCTGGCCGCAACGCAGAATGCCATCATTACGGAGCAGGCGGAGATGGAGAGTTCCAAGCAGTATAATCTTGATTTAACCCGGCGTCAGGTGGAGATCAACAACTGGTACTATGAGAACAAGCGGGAGACACTGTTTGTGCTGCAGCTGGCACTACTCACTGTTCTTACGGTGACAATCCTGATAACACTCACGGCCTATGGTTTTATCTCAGAAAAGGGTTCTGATTATCTGATTGCGATTGTGATCATGATCGGCGCCGGTACATGGTTATACCGTTGGTGGTATACGAAGAATATCCGTGATGCACGCTTCTGGAATCGTCGCAAGTTTGAGGGCGATGGTAAGAGTGACGGAGGTGGTTCGGAGTTGCGCTGCCGTGCAGAAGATGATGATGCCTCTGAGAAGAAGAAGTTATTAAAATAGAACAGCTGAGTAAGGATGGCAGAGGCAAACACTGTTGAGGCAAAGAGGATTCAGATGAATACTGCACAGCAGACACTGGAAGCGGCGAAGTCATCATTTGATCAAACACGCACTGCCTATATTACTTCACTCCAACCAGAGGAGCGTTCTCGTATGCTACTCAAGGAGATTGAACCAGTAGCAGAACGCCTGGACAAGGAGGCAAAAGAGCTAGCGTATATTAATACGTTTATTATGAAACAGATGGGTCAGGGTCTCGGTTCAAGTGATACACTTGCCAGCTTAAATGATATGGCAAATGATGAGATCGGCACAGTGAAGAAGGAGATTGATGAGCTTAAATCACAGATTCGCCTGGAGCGCCGTCGGTTTTTAGATGCAGGGCCGAATGTGTCACCGGCAGTAGCTGGTCTCTATTATACCAAAGTACCCGACAATCAGGTATTGATTGCACTCTTATCTGTTACTGCAATCTTGCTGGCTATTGTTAGTGCACTTATTATTATGAATCATCTGCCATTCGCCTATTTCCAGGCTATGACTATGTCAGAGCGTGTGAAGATCACAGGTGTTATCTGGATTGCTGGAATTATTGCTGCCCTCGTTGGTTTGTGGACATTTACGTAAAACGGTAAAACTCCGCGTATAGTAGATGTCTTTTTTGAATAGCTGTACCGCCTCTGCTATCTCTCAGAAATCACAGAATGATCTGATAGATATCCGAAAACAGTGTGCATGTCCACCAGAAGATGTGGTGCAGGCATATTCATCCTATGCAGATCGTACTCGTGCTGTCCGACAGATTGCTTCAGAACGATGCTGTCCTACGTGGACATTACTTGATGTAAGTGGTACATTGGACGTATCTGGTATTTCAGGAGAGCTATTTCAGCTGGTGGGTGGTATACCCGTTGGCCAGCCAGCACTCTTACAATCACTTACAGATGGAATAACACTAATTCTAGTCCCTGGTACACAACCTATTTATAAAGTAAAACCAAGTGAGCCTTATCAGCTTGTGCGCCTGTTAACAACAGGTGCTGTTGCTGCAACAGTAACCCTGACATGGATAGAAAATCCTCCTCCTTCATAGAATGTCTACGCAAAATGAGCTAGCAGAAGCACATAGAACATGTGTATGTGGCACTGGGTCTCGTGAGGTGATCGTGAAGTCCAGGGCAACAGGACGCTGTTGTGACTATTATACAGTGGCAAGTGTATCAGGATCAAATGTAACTCTTATCCCTGGTGCTGTTTATCAACTTATGGGAGGAACAGTGCTGAACAAGCCGGCATTGATTCGCATTAACCCTGGTGGATCTGGTTCTGCATCTGTCCTCTATGCTGGAGTTTACTCTGTGAAACCAAGCTCCAACATATTCAAAAATATTGCAACAAATGTCACGGTAACCGATTTTACGCCTGTCTGGGCCCCCGTTACTCTGTCTTCATAGCCGCGAAGAGATTACCAGAGATATCCTCACCCTCCTCGGCAATGCGAATACCCGCGTACACCTTGCCGCCTGCATCAACCGGCTTTCCATAGATCTCCTCCATCTTCTGCAGGATCTGGGGCTTCTGCAACACCTTCTTACCAGGATTGAACCGTGTCCACTCCTTGTAACGAACCAGCACGTCATTTGCACGTACCTCTGCACCCACCTCCTTGACCAGACACTCCTGGCAGAAGGCAGCGAAGGAATCATTCTCCTCCTTGTACTTGTCAGATGCAGCCGTCACCTGTGCCGGCTCCTTTAGGCCACCGCGCATATACTTGTTCTCGTAGTACCATGCCAGCATCCCCGCGAAGTACGGGCGCCAACGGACAATCTTGGAATCCAGAAGAGGGTCACGATGATAGATATTCATCTGCGGGTTTGTCGGCTTCTCCTGTGTCACGAATGTAGACACGTGAGGAATCACCAACAGACGGCGCCATGTACCGTTATCCATGCTGCTGACACCAGGCAGATCATTGCACGACATGAAGATACGGGCCATCACCACAAACTGATCCTGATCCTTGAATAGGCCACGGGCCTTCAGCACGTCCTGACCCGACAGCTGCTTCATCAGCGACGTGTTAATCTTCTCACCCTCTTCTGGCTCCACCATACTGATGAACCGCTTGCACTTCATCACAATCAGCTCTGGATTGGCAGAACCGGCATCTGCACGCTTACGAGTCAGTGCAGTCACAGGAAGCGACTCCTGGTACTCACCGAATGTCTTGCTCATCAGATCGATAATCTTGGACTTACCATTACCACCAGAGCCAGACATAATGTAGAACTTCTGTTCGTGATTGGCACCCTCCAGGCAAGCACTGAAGAGCGTCATGCAGTACTCGCGCAGCACGGGGTCCGGATAGATCTTGCTGAAGAACTCGTTGATCTCCAGATGCTCGGGTGCAGGGTTGGCGGGGTCATAGGCGATATACGGAATAGAATCAAGGCCGACAATACCGCGCCCCATCTGGAAAGAGATGCAGTCATCAGGGCGACCAGGACGGAAGTGGATATGCGGTGCGCCATCATTGCCAGGCTTGCGAAGTTCCAGCACACCATTGGAGAAACCCACTAGGCAGGGATCCTGATTCATGTGCTGCAGAAACTCCTCATCGTAGAACTTCTCTGCTGTCTCCTTCATCACATTGTCCTTGAAGCCGCTGGACTGGAGCTGAGACTCCACCTTGAGAAGATTCTTGCGCTTCATCTCCAGACGCTGACGCTCATCCTCATTGGAGGCAACAGTGATCCGCTGCCCCACCTCGCGGTCTGCCTGGATAAACACATTGCGCACCTCATTACTCAGGCGAGAACGGAGAGTCGTCCACGTCATCAGTGAGTGCCACGTGTGCCCATCAAACTGATACCAGTCCAGAGAGGATGCCGTGGCGCCCTTGCGTGCCGGCGTGCAACGGAACTCATGACGATACATGCGAACCACCTGCTCGGCTACCGACACGTGCGTACCCGTATCATTCAGGAGTGCCATCTCCTTGTTGGACTCCGACAGGATGGCCTTGTAGGTTGCCTCTGCATCCTCCTTGGCCCAGAGGTGCAGTGTACCCATCATGAGCGGCTTGCGACCGCGCTGGAGTGCTGCTGCCTCTGCGGGGAGAAGCGTCCACTTCTCCTTATAGACAGAGAGTGGAGTGTTGGCGCAACCAGATGCACGGCGACTGAACTCCGCCCAGACATTCATTGACTCCTCATTCGGTGCAATGTTGTGCAGAAGTAGACCAGTGTTGACCCAGTCATGATAGCCCTTGGCACGGCGCGTCGGATTCAGGCACTCACGCACCAGCTTGTAGGCCAGTGCGATATCCTCCACAGTGTAACCGCTGCGCACAGAGATACCTCCCACCTGAACCATCTCGGCAGAGGCACCCATGATGGTGTCAGCCTTGGTACCATCCAGATCCAGAGAAGGGGGATCAGCATTTGCGCCTGCACCAGCACTCTTACCAAAGAGACCAGGCGACTTCACCTTCGCCCAGTTAGACCCCTTGCCCCAATGTTGGAGAAGTTGCAGCCACTCCGCCTCTGCCTTTGCATCATCTGTGCGGAGAGTGAGCTGCGTAGGCTTGTCATGCCCCTTGCGAATGCTGAGGAGATTCACCAGATCCAGCTGACTCCAACTGTTCGCCGGCTCCTCCTCCAGATAATCCGACTCAATCTTCGTGTAGGTGGCGGGGATCTCCACACCATACACTGTCTCCACCTTGTACCAGGCCTTGTCGGGCTTGCATGCACCGTAGAGAAACCAGTTGTTGCGCTGGATTACTGACAGATCTAGACAATCCTGCGGAGAGTTCGTCATACCCGTGCCCTCAAAGATGCGCTCAATGGCGCCCGTCTGTATGAGATACCCACGGATAGCATACTGGATCTCAGGCGGAGTTGTCACTGTCGGACAGACAATGTGCACACCATCCTTATGAGCATCGTGTGCTGCATCCGCCTCGGCCGCGGGCTTGAGCATCACGAAGAACTGAAGTGTAGCGGCTTGGGGAGGGGCAAAGAAACGGGCGAATGCATCCGCATAGGCCGCTACAAATTGCCGGATCTGATCGGTCGTAATGCGACGGCGGAGAGGTCCTCCTGCAGCATAACGGAAATCAAGATCAATCAGAATGGGACTATTAGGCTTGTGCTTCTCCAACAGTGAGCATGCCTTTCCACGTGTAAATACATGGTCATGAACAAGGTTCAGGAATCCATCGTACTCGTCATCGGGAATTTTGAACTTTCCAGTCCAACCTGCACCCATACCGGTGACATTCCAGTCAGCGGTCGTCGTGTAACGTGTATCAAGATAAGAACGGAGCGTGAGAGTTGTCATGCTACTTAGGCCGGGTGTTTGGCGACCATGGGTCAACTTTTGCCATACAAAACAGAACGCACGTCACCAAAAGAGGGCAGCGATTGTGTTGGAGCATGGAGAGCGCACAAGATCAAACATAGGTGGGTCGCCCGCTCTGGCGACAGGAAGGGCAGCGATTCGGCTCTTTCTTAAATGTCTCCTCAATGGCGAACTGCATAAAGAGATGACCACAGGGCATGACCGCAGTGTTGCCCGTGATGAACTCCTCGGCCGTGATGGGGCACATCTCATGCTTGCTCTGGGCGAACTCTAGGAGCTGCTTGGCAACGAAGAAACCCAGATCGCCTGACCCCTTGTTTTTCGCTATGGTGGACTTGGGTGCAGAAGGCTTAGGAGTGGGGGGGAGAGGTGCAGTCGGCGATACAGGAATGGATGGTACACTGATCTTCTTGATCACCTTCTTGAGATTAGCCGGTGCTGGTTCAATATGCTGGATGGTAGGATCCACTGGTAAAGGCCCAACAGAGACCACCTTCTTGCACTGCAACACATACTTGCCAAATACATCTGCTGGATTTGAGAATGAGAAAATCCGCACATTAGATCCACCACTGGTGACTGCCATAACCCCGTAATCATACATGCGCTTTCCCACACCATTCAGCTTGAATGTGCCTATAGTTGTTCCTATGCCAACTGGGCAAGTGAGGACATATGTCTCCTCAGTAGGAGTATATGCGACCGTATAGTTCTTGGGATCACCCGCTGCGGTTGCAGTCACCTCTGCAACACGGATGGCATTATTGTGGTACTTTTCAGGTTTAAAGAAGAGAAACTGCTCAGGGAGTGACAACATTGGCATCGTGACATGGGGTTGTATGGCACTGTGTCAAGGGTCACTTTTTCATGGCAACTCTGATGGTTCAGGTGTTATATTCAGATAAAGTTGCAGGGTTTTATTCAAATTTAGGACACGGGGGCCGAAGATAGGGCTAGGGGTTGAGAATGTGAGTAACGGTATTTCTTCTCCTGTTGTCAAATTCCGTGCACGATGAGGATAAGCATATATGCGTTTTGATATAACGCCACCCTTTCTCAGTTTGATTGGGGCTGCCCTTACAAATACAGGTATAGCAGGGGCTGCAGATAGCTCATACTCATCAGTTGTTGGACTTGCTGACATTTCATACACCCCTTCACTCAGATGCACCGTCACCTCTGCAACCTGAACAAACGGTATAAACGAGTGGTGCTCGAAATATAGAAACTTGGGCGGCGGATGGTGGAATGTCATGGGGGTCTGAGGGTTTGAGGTTATTGTAGTTACCGATGGCCTGGTCACTTTTACAGAAAAGAAAGAAGTGTAATGGCAAAGGTGACTGGGGCAGGGTGGCTTGGCGGCTACTAGTACGATGGCACCTACAGCTCTAGCAATTCGTCGCATCACGCTTGATGTCAAGAAGGCGATGGAACTCGCCGATTCCGGCCTTTTCTGGATCCCAGATGAGGTTGATCTCTGTCATGGATGGGCGGTTGTCTGTGGCCCTACAGACACGCCATATTATGGTGGTGCCTTCTGCTTTGAGGTGCGCTTCCCTGACAACTATCCGTTTGAGCCACCCGCATTCATCTATCTCACAAACGACGGGCGCAGTCGCTTCAACCCGAATCTATACAAGAACGGCAAGGTCTGCTTATCGCTCTTGAATACATGGCAGGGAGAGCAGTGGTCTGGCGTGCAGAGCCTGAGTTCTGTACTCCAGTGCATCCAGACAGCGGTGCTTATTGAGGAGCCGCTGCGCAATGAGCCGATCTACTCCTCGTGTGCTCTGCACAAGGATATGCCGGTCTACAATCGCATGATCTTCCATGCTGTGCTGGAGACGGCGATCCTAGAGCAGCTGCGCTCTCCACCGGACTATCTGGTACCAGTGTACGATGCCGTGCGTGCCTATGCGCTGGGCGCGCGGGATACGCTGATTGCGAAGGCACGTGAGCTGGCTGCCATCTATGATGGAAAGGCTGAGCAGAACTCCTTCTATGCCATGACGCAGGTCTATCGCTTCGGTCGCCTCGCGGATCGCCTAGCATCGGAGCTAGTTTAGGAATGATAAAATGCGTGGAGACCGTATTGCCGTTGACACTTTTCTAACAGACGCTGACAGGCTGCACATGGCTTTGAGTTTACGAGACCCATGTGACCAATACGCACCACGATCAGTGTGGCACCGCGAAGACGCTGTGTATCGCCCAGAGACCGGATCACATCGGCCTCTGCATGAATTGTTCCCGCAGTACTACGTCGCCGGTAGCTGACACGATTTTGGCCTATTGCGATCACCTTCCGACCCTGAAACAGAAATGCAGCGTGCGGATAGGAGTTATGTTTGGTGGTGAAACGGGCGTCAATGGTGACATGGTGTGCAATCTGCCTCTCTGCCCAGCGGGGCAACATCCTCTGACGTAGAAACTTGAAGTTAGGTTTATATCGCGGTGACTGTGGTTGTAAAGGTGACCTGATGCCCGTGACCAACTTTGGTGCCTATACGAAGAACAATATGACATCTACCTCTCGTTTCCTTGAAGTGCCGGATGCGATGACTGCACCCGCAGCATGGCCTCCTGCAGAGGCGTTGGCTCTGCCAACCAAGTATGAACTGGACCCCTTCCAGAAGCACGCTGTGCTCGGAATCCACGCGGGCGATCACGTGTTTGTGACTGCCAAGACGGGGTCAGGCAAGACCTTTGTCGGTGAGTATCTGATTGCACGGGCACTCGCTGCTGGTAAGCGTGTGTTCTATACCACGCCCATCAAGTCACTCTCCAACCAAAAATATCATGACCTCAAGAAGCTGTTTCCTGAGGCCACTGTCGGCATTCTGACGGGTGACATCAAGATGCAGCCGGATGCACAGATCGTCGTGATGACGGCGGAGATTCTGCGCAATCTGTTTTACAAGCGTGGTACTGCGACCGAGTGTGTTGGCCTCACAGCGGCGGTCTCACTAGAGGGTGTCGTCGGTGTGGTGATGGATGAGGTGCATTACATCCAGGATCCGGATCGCGGGCATGTCTGGGAGGAGAGCATGATCCTCTGTCCTCGTGAGCTACAGTTGGTGCTTCTGTCTGCCACAATGCCATCTGCTGCATCGCTTGCTGGCTGGTTGGCCGATCTCCATCAGCGCCGCACATGGCTACTCTCCACTACATACCGTGTGGTGCCTCTAGTGCACGGTGTTCTCACTGGGTCGGGTGAGTCGTGGTCTGTGACACCGCTACTGGATTCTGCCGGTGGCTGGATTGGAGATGCCTACACGGGGTGGCTCCGTGGCCGCAAGGCCATTGAGGAGGCAGCCGCAGCACACAAGAAGGCGGTGGATGCCCGTCGCCGTGATGGTTATGCGGCACCACCCCCATCAGCCAAGGTGCGTATTGAGAGCCCCATGCAGCGTCTGCGCCGCACGGTGAACTGGCTTGAGATGACTAAGCAGCTGCCCGCACTCTTCTTCATCTTCAGTCGCAAGGAGTGTGAGCGCCTTGCTTCCCTGGTGGAGGGATCGCTCATTGACACGAGTGATCAGGCTGCGGCGGCGAACATCATTGACTTCCATCTGTCGCGTCATCGTGCTGTCTTAGAGAAGTCGCCGCAGTATCATCAGATTCGTGAGCTGTTGCTGCGTGGCATTGCCTTCCATCATTCGGGGCTGCAGCCGCTGCTCAAGGAGATTGTGGAGATTCTGTTCGGGCGGGGCTATGTCAAGGTGCTGTTTGCAACGGAGACCTTCTCTGTGGGGCTAAACATGCCGACCAAGACGGTGGTATTCCTCGAGCTGCGAAAGTTCTCGGATGGTGGGGAGAAGCGTCTCCTGCGCCCTGACGAATATATCCAGATGGCTGGACGTGCAGGGCGCCGTGGGCTGGATAAGCAGGGTCTAGTGCTCTATGAGCCCCTGCAGGATCCAGTGGAGAACTATGAGCTCAAGAGTCTGCTGACGGGTGCATTGCCGGCACTTGAGTCCCGCATGCGGTTCCACTACGACTTCATCCTCAAGCATCGCCTTGCAGGTGGCAAGCTGCCGATTGCAGAGCAGAGCTACTGGGCGGTGCAGCAGCGGGCAACACGTGTCTCACTGGGCCTGGAGCTAGTGGGTGCTGAGAAGGCACTGGTAGATGCAAAGGCAGCGCTGACACCGAAGCAACAGGAGGAGATTGCGGAGCGCAAGGCACTGGAGGCTGAAGTGGCCGGTTCCATGAATGCTAAGCGGAAGAAGGCACAGTTGGCACTGAATCGCTGGTTGGATGAGCACCGGGGTTCTTCCCTGGATCTACTAGAGAAGCGCTGGCAGCGGCTACAGGAGGCACAGGGTGCGCATGATCGGTTGCAGCGTCAGATTATGGCATGGGATGCTGCACCACTTCTGGCACTGGACCCACAGGAGGCATGCCTGACGCGTTGGGGTCTCCTGGATGAGTCGGGGGAACTGACTACAGTTGGGCGGGCCGCCACAGAGGTAAATGAGGGTCACAACATCCTAATGCCACTGTTAGCGGAGTCAGGGCGCATGGATGGATTGACAGCAGAGGAGGTGGCATGTGTGTTGGCCGGTTTTCTGCGCGAGGGCGGCGGTCGTGAGGAGGATGCACCATCACTGGCGGATTCTGGACTTGACGCGGGTGCTATTGTGGCTCTGGAGTGGATCAATGATACGGCACAGAGCTTGCAGATGGATGAGGACACCTATCGCACGCATTCACCGGCGAGCTTCTGGAACCTGTCGTCACTCTGGATTTCTGTAACGGCGCGCTGGCTGGCGGGTGCAGGCCTTACCGAGATTGCACAGGAGTTTGGACTCTTTGAGGGCAACGTACAGCGCGGCCTCATGCGCGTGGCAAATCTGCTGGAGGAGTGGGGCTCCATTGCGACACTACGATCGGATCTGGCAATGTTAGAGAAGATCCGCGCCCTCACCTTCCTGCGCGATGAGGTGGTGGTGGATTCGTTGTATCTGCGGATGTAAAGTCGGTGTTGCCAGATAGAAATGCCCGATCTTGACGCGGCCATCATAACATCGGTGGGTGTCTCATTTGCGATCACTGCTGCGGTCTCTTCATGGCTTTGGATGAAGATCCGTCGTCTAACGCGCGTTGTAGATGAGATTGGTGGTGCCAATAGAGGAAAAAACGGCGATATTTTGTTTGATCGCAATCGGAAGATCGTAGTTCAGCCAGGCAATATTGATATTATCTGAGTGCATGGTAGAAATGTCTGCCGCAGAAGTAGTTTTAGCGGTTGTCGGTACTGCTGCACTCGTAATGGCGATTGTACTCCTGACATCGCATAAAGCCGCTGCTGCTCCCCAAGAGCGTGTTATTGTACGAGAGGAGCGGCCCGACATGTGGCGCTGGGGTATGGGTCCATACTACTCACATCTGCCTGTTCGTCCTATCCTGCTCGGCTAACACCATACTATCTATAAGTTCCTGGATCGTCATAGATTCTGAATCGTCACAACTATTCTTAATTTTTGTGAGGAAGCAGTATGGGTGATCAGCAAGAACCACCTCTGCGCAATCTACCCAAACACAACCGGTACAACAGCATGTATCGGCGATTTGGTTATTTCTGGGGACTCGGTATTGAACATGAGGCGTATCTCCTAACATCACAGTCACGTATGATCACCACATTTGAAGGAGTCATGAAACCCGAACGCTACTCGGTCAGCTACTATAAGAACTACAAGGAGGAGCCGCTAAAGGCAGCGCTAGCCGATGTGATCGCAGCTGCCGGCGGATCTCTGCGTATCCCTGTGATAGCTAACTGTCATAGCTTTACCAACTGTGATTTGTCAGGAGAGCATAAGACAACCTACACAAAGAATCCTCAGCCGAATCCACGGTATGCAGGGCGCACTCTGTTTGATTGGATGTGCGATCATTCGGCCTGGCTACGCGACCAACATGACAAAGTCTTCATGTGGGATGGAGATACAGTAGAGTTTATGACACAGCGTTTCTATCGTGCTACTGTTGATGAGGTCCTTGCAGAGTTAGAGACGGCATATCAGCGATTTGAAGAAGAGATGTCGCGACTTCCACGAGAGGGTATCTTGGCAAAATATGGCCCATTGCGCATTGCGGCACCAACAAATGAGCCATGGGCATCCCATCTGACAAATCTGGCCAATGTCTCCATGTTCAACAATGGGACAATCCATATCAATGTGACAATGCCAACACGCCTTGGATTCAATAAGCAACCACGAAATCTACAGCGATTTCGCCATCAGCATCAGCAGCTGGCACGGTTGATACAGTGGGTGGAGCCACTCTGGCTTGCCGTATTTGGTTCAGGAGATCCATTCCGTGTGCATTCACCAACGTTTGGTGCACGCTATGCCGCGGGTTCGCAACGGATGGCAGTGTCTCGTTATATCGGTGTAGGCACCTATGATACAGAGACAATGCCGGTGGGGAAGATTCTGCAGGTACCGCGCCCTGCTGGCCTGTATCCATGGTACGACTGGTTACATGCACGCACTGACTATGCGCCGCTGGATGTAATAGGCCTTGATCTGAACTATTACAAACATGGGTCTCATGGATTGGAACTTCGCTTTTTTGATCAGATGACGATGGTGGGACTGCGCGTGGTGATGGAGCATCTCGTGACGCTCATGGATCTCGTGATGGAAGGCTGGGATGTGCCAAATCCGCAGAAGTCGGTTGTATGGCAGCGGGCTGCGGGGAACTCGCTATATGAGGGTGTGCATTGGGCTGTCTCTGTGGAAGAGTTGAGCGCTATAGCGACAGCACTTCGTGTAACAGATCCAGTGCCAGCTGCACTTCCTGTTACAGATGCCATGCAATGGCTCTTCACGGCATTGGAAGGGCGGAGAGGATGGTGTTGGCGGCATATGTGCGGGGGTGTGCGGTTGGGGTGTTAGATGCTTACCTATCATAACCAGCCGATAAGCTGTTATAGGTGCGCGAGTTCACAATCTGATAGAGTTGTACAGTGGCTGACCAATCAATGCACCGCATATCAACCGGTACTCCAAAACAATCCAGAAGGCGTAAGCGTATCTGTGATACATTTACCGGTGTCAAAAATGTGTGCATGGTATTAATATAATCCGATGCACTGTCAAACTGAATATTGTAGACACCATCACGTAGCACAAGTTTTGCGAACGCAGGAACAGATCCACCTGCACCAACACGATGTGTCAGATTCTCCAGCAGGTCGGGGCTCTCTAGTTGCAACAGATAGTAGGGTGGTGGCTGCACCATTACAATGGTATCACTCGTCAGAATATAGCCACCAGCGGGGTTCACAGAGGCCTGGATAATACCCTTTGTGCGGAACCCCATGTTATAACCAATCCCCCAATCTGTACGGCGCCCTGATATGTTTGGATCAGCAGCTGTCAGTGTTACATTGAAGAGTGATGTTGTATGCAGAATCCGTATTTTACCGGTAATCGGATCAATCGTGCATGTGAATCCGGCACTTACAATCTGAAGCTCTGTCTGTATTGCGGCTGCAAGGGTTGCTGCAGTGTAATTTCCTGGGGGGATATTAACCAGTGTTTGTGGCCCCATTGCGACTTGCACGTAGAAGCTAGTGTTCCCTTTGCGATCTGACAGCAGATACTCTACCATAGGGATCTCTGTACTGGATACCGCAATACGCTGAATATTCTTGTAGGTGGATGGCATCTTGATACTGAAATCTTCGGTACCACCATTGATCTGATCGGCAAAGCGGGAGTCAAATGATAGCGTGAATAGCCTGTACTTTGACGAGTCCAAAAGATTCTGATCCATTACTCAGGGCACGGAAATTACAGGTGCCGTTAGCACTCGCTGCTTCCAGTTGCGGCGCGTCGGGTCACAGTAGATGGAGATACTATCGTGAGATCCTGGCTCTGGCTGTTGGGCCCCAATATCATGTCGGATACGCAACAGACGCTTCCAGGCCGGCACCCATACATGTGTAGCAGAGACCCATACAACATCAATCTGCTGTACGACGCCGGGTGCCACATGTGTCAGGAACATGAGATCACGCGACCAGCGACGGTTAGCCTTTGTGCGGCTATTAAGATATGCAGGCAGATCTGGTTCCATTGATTCAAGAGGCTGCTGCAGAATAATCGCCTTCAGAATCCGCTGATTCGCCAGATCTGCATAGCGTCGCAGGGGACTCGAAGCGTGACAGTAGGATGTCAGTGTGAGACCCGCGTGTCCTCCTGCAGTGGTAGCCGGCTCATAGGATGCAGCTTCATTTGCCATATGTGTCAGTTCAGGGGCAACTGCAGACCAGTGTGCCGTTGCTTCTGCATCAGCGGGTTTCTGCGATCGTAGAATGCCAGTTCCAACAGAGCGTAGAAGGCGTGCGGCATCACGATTGTATTGGATCATGCGCGATGCAATCCAATCGTGTGGGTCCTCTGTAATGCCCAGGAGAGTGGCGACATCGGATCCTAGGAAGTTCTCGTATGTGAAACTGTATTTGACTGTGATCCAGGTGAGAGCAAACACGTCACATGGGCCAACGGGGCCGAACATCAGAGAGATACCACGGCGACGAACTCCAGGGAGAAGACTGGCCTCGTTTTCGCTGATTTTGGGCGGGAGCATCGGTCGGATTGCCGTGCCTGCAGTATCATAGAATGTAGAGCCAATAGCGCGCGCCTTCTGGTCAATGACAGATCCAGCTGGAACTGCTGCTGCAGCATCTGCAATCGTGATGGCCCAGCGCCCCGTCTTTGGTTGATAGGCGATTGCATCGTCAATATCACGACATCCTGGTGGGTCAATATGGAAGGTGATCCATCCATGCTCTGCATCTAGGTATTCACGGAGCTCATCACCCGTTGTATCAGGAGCAGGGATCTCCTCTGTGACCCAGCGTTTCACAGGACAGTAATGTGCCAGTAGTGCATCGCGCTCTGCTGTTGCTTCGCCCACAGGGCCGAAGAGGTTTACAAGAAGACCGCGCGGTTTCTGTGGTGGCGTGGGCAGGGTCTCATCGGTCACCTCAATCAGTGCGATCTGATTGCGGGATGTGTCACGTTGGCTGCAACCCACAATATAATCGGGTTCCACTTCATCGTATGGGCGGAATAGATAGATAGGTACTCCACGGCTTGTCAAGCCGTACTTATACTTAGAGGCGAGCTCAAGGACACCGACAATCTGTTTTGTCATTGTACAGCCCGGTTACTTGATCGCGGTTAGCCCCTCAACTTTTCAACGCACACCGTTGTTAGGATATGTTGCCAGCGGTGGGTCTGGTTATGATTGTGAAAGATGAGGAGGCGGTTATAGAGAGAGCCCTTCGCTCTGCAATCCCATATATCAACACATGGGTCATTGTGGATACGGGTTCCACGGATCGCACAAAGGAGATTATTCGTGAGGTTATGTCAGGGGTTCCTGGATTATTAGTAGATCGCCCTTGGGTCAACTTCGGTGTGAATCGGTCAGAAGCAATGGCGCTGTGCGATGGTCGCATGAAGTGGACGATGATGATGGATGCAGATGATACAATTGAGGGTGTTGTGCCAGGAGAGGCAATGTGGACACATGATGAACTCGATGCATTTATGATGATAATGAAACATGGATCTATGGTCCATCGACGTCTTCAAATATTCCGTACTGGTATAGGGTGGCGGTATGATGGACCGGTTCATGAGACACCTGATTGTAGGGGAAAAACTGATATACGTATTGGTGTTTTACCATCAGAAATCTATATGGTGACACGGTGTGAGGGCTCACGCTCACGTAACCCAAATAAATATCTGAATGATGCACAATTACTTGAGAAGGAGTTAGGAGAACACCCTAATAATCCACGTATTATATTTTATATTGCACAGAGTTATCGTGATGCTGGTATCTGTGATCAGGCAGCTACATGGTATAAACGATATCTTGACTGTAGCGATGGATCAGATCACGAACGTTATATTTCTTACATGAATCTTATTGCACTTGTATCAGATGAAGGGGAACAGTTTCGCTATACATGGGCGGGTATTAATCTTTACCCTGATCGCCTTGAAGTGCCATATGCACTATTTTCACAGAGGCGGAAAGAGGGGCGTCCTATTACACAGGAGTGTTTTGCCATTTCAAATATCACAAAAAAACGTACTATTAATCCAGAATACTTATTTAATATACCAGAGGTCTATTTGTGGGGGTTTGATAATGAACGTGCTGTAATTGCAGCAGCAACTGGACATCTACATGAATCATATGAAGCATCTATGCGATGTGCTGTAACAGCTCCAACGGAGGAGATGCGTTCTTTGGCGCGCAGAAATGCAGAAATACTAGAGAATGATCTATAAATATTGATTAATACTTGTATTATACGATAATATCTTACAATACAAATATGTTATATATTACGTTAATTAGTTGTTTCATATGATCCATTGATTGCCAGTTGACCGGTGGTCCATGCAGCAGGAGAAGTTGCGGTAACAAGTGCTGCACCAGTTGTAAATCCTTGTGCTATAATACTGATTTGCGTTGCACCGGTACCATTAATATTACCAGCTACTCCTTGATAGAATACAGAACCTAATAGCATTACTGCTGGTAGAGTTACTGAAGATACGGGTGTTGATAATGTCATTCCTGGTGCATCTGCTGGTAAGCCAATACGCCATGCACCTGAACCAAGAGATGCACCGGTCGCTGTTTTTAAATTAATATTTACAAATGCTACTTTACCAATTTTTTTAAAGCGGCCTATGAGAGTCCCTCCTGTTGTTCCAAGATTTGTTATAGCTGTGCCTAAACTATCAACAAATGTTGGTGTGTAACTTGTCCATGCAGTTGTATCAGATCCAACAACACCTGTAGGACCCTGCACACCAGTTGCACCTGTAGGGCCTACTACACCAGTAGCACC